TACAAAGGAAAATACAAAAACAGACGGAAAGAAACAAAGTCGTATTACCGGTATTCCAAAACTTGATGACGCAGTATATGCTGGTACGAATAAAAGTCACGAATGTACTCTAATTCTTACTGAAGGTGATTCAGCGAAAGCAATGGCATTGTCCGGTCTCAGTCAAGAACAGCGAAAGTTCTTTGGTGTTTTCCCGCTGAAAGGCAAGCTTCTGAATGTAAAGGACCGATGCCTACAAAAAATAGAATTAACAGAAGAAATCGCAAACCTCAAAAAAATTATTGGATTGGAATCTGGAAAGGATTACAAAGATGTAAAATCATTGCGATATGGAAAGATTCTTATTATGACAGACCAAGATTACGATGGCTCGCATATTCGCGGTCTTGTAATCAATATGTTTCATGAATTGTGGCATAAATTAATCGAGATTGATGGATTTGTGACATATATGGCAACACCGATTGTAAAAGCTACAAAGGGAAGACAAGTGAAGTCTTTCTATACTCAATATGACTACGAAGAATGGCGCAAAACAGATGCTTCACGTGGATGGCACGTGAAATATTATAAGGGATTGGGTACTTCTACCCGCGATGAAGCGAAGGAGTATTTCAAAGCACTGAATATGATTCCATATAAATATACTGGCGATGTTAGTGACGAAAGTATTGAATTAGCATTTAATAAAACAAAAGCCGATAACCGAAAAGATTGGTTGAAGACATATTCTCGTTCGGAAATTATTAATGCGTTGCCCGGCGAAACTGTTAGTTACGAAGATTTTGTAAACAAAGATTTGATTCACTTTTCAAACTATAATTTAGAACGTTCAATTCCTAGCGTTGTTGATGGATTAAAAACGTCACAAAGAAAGATTCTATTCTCCGCGTTAAAGAGAAATTTAAAATCAGAAATTCGGGTTGCGCAATTTGCGGGATATGTATCGGAACATTCTGGATATCACCATGGTGAACAATCACTGAATGACGCAATTATTGGAATGGCGCAGGATTTTGTTGGTTCAAATAATATTCCACTGTTTGTTCCTCAAGGACAATTTGGAACAAGATTACAAGGCGGTAAGGATTCTGCATCTCCGCGTTATATTCATACGTATTTGCAACCATACGTCCAACACATTCTTCCGGCTGAGGATTTTGACTGTTTAAAATATCGAGACGATGATGGAACTCCAGTTGAACCGGAATGGTATGCTCCGATTATTCCTATGATTTTAGTGAATGGATGTCGCGGAATTGGCACTGGATATTCAACATACATTCCATCATTCAATCCAAATGATTTGAAGACAGCAATTATTGAATGGCTTCAAACTGGAAAGGGCCTTCAACGTGAACTGACACCCTATATCCGCGGTTTCAAGGGTAAAATCACAAAAGCAAACAAAGATTATATTATTCAAGGTGTTTGGACAGCGGATAAGGATACTGTTACAATCACGGAACTTCCGGCCGGCACATGGACGTCTGATTTCCGCGAGATGCTTGAGTCACTTCTTCAGTCCGGAGAAATAAAGGATTATACAGATACATCTACAGATACAGACGTGTTAATTAAAGTGAAACTTGGGACCGGAGGTATTACCGTGATTGAAAAATTACTTACCGACAAAATCAAGCTCTCAAATATGCACGCGTTCAATTCTAGAGGAGTCATCAAGAAATATAATACTCCAAATGAAATTCTGAATGAATTCGTCGGTGTTAGACTTGGCTTATACGTTGAACGACGCGACTATATGCTTAATGAAATGAGATCTAGACTTCCGTATCATGAAAATATTGTACGGTTTATTCGCCAACAGTGTGAAGACCCCCCTCGCCCAGATATTCGCAGAAAAACATCGGAAGAAACAGATAGTCTGATGCAGAAAGAAAAATTTACAAAAATTAAGGATTCATTTGACTATCTATTGAATTTACCTATTGCGTCTTTGACATTAAAACACGCTCAAAAACATGAAAAAGACTTAGAAACACTGCGGGATAAGATTGATAGTTTGGAAGCAAAAACTCCTCGTGATTTATGGTTGAATGATCTAGAAAAATTAGATACTTTGAATGACGTAATAACAGTTTGGACTTCTTATGTCAAACACGAATCCGGGTCTCGCTGAATTATCATCAACATATTGAACCTGTGTTCCAGTATTTGAATAACTAAACATTGCTGCACCTGTTCCACTATCTGTTCTCGAATATCTAAATGTTACTCCGACAGGAATTGTAAATCCAATAGAACTGTAATCTGTAGAACTCGCTATACTACTTGGAACAGTATAAGGATTACCGCATGCGGAAACATAAGGATATACTGTGTTTTGTAAAAGAGTTGTGGAGTATGTTGGTGTATTGATTTTATACCAATAAACAACTGATAAAGGATTATTTTTTGCTGATGCGCCGGTAGGTCCAGTAGGCCCCGAAGGTCCAGACGGCCCAGTAGCGCCCGTGGCTCCTGACGGTCCGGATGGTCCACTTGAGCCGGTTTGTCCTGTTGGACCGGTTGAGCCGGTAGGGCCTTGTGGAGCTGATAATGTTGTGACTACGTCACTTATATATTCTCCTTGCGCCCAGAATTGGGCTACTGTTCCCGCAGAAATATTTTGTCCTAATGTTATTTTTGTGTCCAAATACGCGGTAGATGGATAATTTACGCTATATGCATTTGTTGGAATTTGAACAGTTGCTGGTGTATTTTGTGTAGCGGATAAGCTGGAGAATGTGCCTGTTCCAAGAACTATTGTTGGTCCGGTTGAACCGTTTGTATCGACAATTGAAGTTGTGATAATTCCTGTGGTGCCTGTATAGTTTACAGATGTTGGAATTGATGTTGATGGTGTTGTAGCTGATTGAATTAAGTTATAGAAATATAGGTTATAATTCCAAACTCCTTGCGGAATATTTGTGACACCTGGATCTCCGGCGCTTGTTTTAAAGTGTGCTAATGTTGTTCCGGCCGATTGTGGGCCTACCAGTTCAATAAAGCACCCCTGATACGCGCCACCATATGCCGGATTTGTGCCAGTTGGCGGAGAATCTAATGTTCTTGATAATTTGTATGTCCCGCTTGGACCACTTGATGATGGACCTGTAACGCTAATGTTGTCAATGTCATAGTAGTATACTGCGCCGAATGCTACACCGGGCAATCCATTCGCTCCAGTCGGTCCAGACGGTCCGGTTGGCCCAGATGGTCCAGATGGCCCTGATGGTCCCGATGGTCCTGATGGCCCCATAGGACCGGCCGGTCCGGTAGTTCCGCAAATAAGCTGTCTTGATTGTGCCGTATATTGGCCGGCTGATAAAAATCTATTCGTCTGCGCAATGAATTCACTCGCAGATAAAGACATTTTCTTTACTTAGTGGTCATAAGAATAATGGATATCACTTACCAACAAATTCTTGCCGAGCAATATGACGAAAATTCCAAGATGCTCCTAATTCAACAAGAGCAGGAATATGATTATGAATTGGTCATACCAAGTCACGCACATATGTATGACGAAAATGAAATAGAAAATCCTGAAGAATTCAATAAATTCGCGGGAGACCGAAATAAACCAGAACATGTAATTAAACCGCCTCCAAATCCTGACTCAAAACACAGAGATAATGTAAGAGTTTTAAATCAAATTATAAATATAGACACTCGTTTCCGCGGAAATATCGTTCCGATAAACCAGCTGTTATGTAATGGTCAACAATCAGAAAGTTCGCTAGTTACAGGGACATCAAGTTCTTGGTTTGTGTATGCGCCGGAACGACCTTATAAAAATGTAAAAAATGTAAAAATTACAACTCTTGAATTCCCAAATACATTCTATACATTTTCCAGTAGTACGCGAAACAACACTATTTTTTCAGTTCAAACAGTTGGAGAACCGGCAAATATGCCAATTATTATAGATGATGGAAATTATACAATATCGCAACTTGTAACAGATATTCAGGCGTTATTACCAGTTGGATATACAATAACACTAGGTACTAGAACAAACAAAATTACAATTGCCGGTCCATCTGTGTTTACTTTATCATTTCCATCTACGCCAAATATAAATCCAAATGGAAATGGAATTGGTTATAATTTAGGATTTTTGCAGACAATCTATGCAAATTCAACAAGTTACACCGCGGAGACAATGCCGGACACAGTTCAAGATAATTACGTGTATGTTGTTATTAATGATTATAATTTGATTAAACACCCAATCTATGGCGGGACATCTATTCAGGCATTTGGAAAAATTACGCTTCAAACTGCGAAGAATACTGTTGTGTTTGACAATAATTTTTCAAATTCATCTTCAAAAATTTATTACTTTCAGCAACCTACGAATATTACAAAATTTGAAATTAAATTTATAGACGGGTATGGGAATGTAATTGATTTGAATGGCGCAAATGTATCAATTACTTTAGAACTTGAAGAAGTGTTAGATTCCGCTGTTTACGAAAATATGCTTATGTTATAATAAGATGGATTTGTCTAAGACGTTCGTGGACCCGATGTCAGTTGAAAATCGTTATAATATGACTTCTACAAATGTTCAGTTCCAAGCCCCACAGCATAGCGGGCGTGTACCGAATATCCGATCAGATCCTGTTTCCGCAACACCGTATAAGTTTTATGATACAGGTCCCTCAATTATTGGAAATGATTATCGTAGACAGCTTATTGGAACGATGCATAAGGAAAGCCCTCTAAATATTGTATTTTTCAGCGCTGATAATATTGAAAATCTTCAAAAGAAAATTCAGGACCAAGTATATGCCATGAGTGGCGGGAAATATCAGATTGATAGACAAAGTGATGATGACCTAAAATTAATTATGCGAAGTTACTATCTAATGTTTGGACAGAATAACCCTCAAAGAGTAGCCCAAGAATTAGAAGAATTAAATAAACGCGTAATTGGATATGCGTCTGCTAAAATTTATTCAGAAGTAGATTTTCATAAGTTTTATTTGAAGGATTTGGAAGAATTTGCGCCACCAATCGCGAATCCTATGAATGTAGGCGTGTATGGAACTCGAACTGGTGAGCTTAAATCATTTTTTTGATAATATTTCGCTGTATGTGTGAATACATTCCATATATTTATTTTTTGCCTCATTAAGTGAGAAACCTTCCTCCAACACTTCAATATTTAACCAAATATCTGCGCATTTTTTTTCAGATTCTCGGTCTTTAAGTATATCCTTTCCCCAATATCTTAACTGAACTACAGTTTCCATACGTTAAATGTAGTTTATTGTTTTTAAATGATTAAACCAATGGACCTTGTGGAATTTAACGGAACAGTCTATGGAAAATATCAAGGAAAGTTATATATTTTTGAGCCTACATGGGATTCATTTCGCCCAATTGAGAAAGTAGGTTGGAGTGGGAGTGGAATTGCGGTTGAAGATGGTGTTTATAAAAAGGATTTATTCAGTCCGTATTATGGATATGGTTCCTTAGTTCAAAAAGCTGAATGTCGTAAATTAATTCAAACAACAGAATTGGATAGTGCTCGAGAAATAAAAGACTTGTTAGAATTTTGGAAATGGACTGGCCAAGACGCGAAATGGTGGAGAGACCGCCCGTGTGTTTTTTTAAACCAATGTATTTCTCGCGATATTCAAGATTGGAAACGGTATCTTCAATATACAAACTCAAAAGCTAAAACAATTAGACATCCACCCCGCGGTAGACTTACACGAAAGCAAATTAAAGTAAATTAATATGAGAGTAAATATCGTGTATAATTCACGAAAAGGAACTGGGTTATCGCAAGATGCCTCAATTCTTAGAGGAATTCTAACCGCAGTATTTGGAGATAATGTAAAAATTACTGGTGTAAATTTTAATTTTCCAGAATGCCCTGAAGCGGATTATAACATTTTTCTAGAAGTTATAAACGCGTCACTATTCACGTTTGCTAAAAAAAATATTTGGATTCCGAATATCGAATGGACTTATAAAACTTGGAAGCCATATTTGGACATGGTTGATGAAATTTGGGTAAAGACTCATGAGGCTGAACGAGTATTTAAAACAGTAACCGATACTCCTGTTACATATGTTGGTTGGACGAGTATTGATAAAGTATTAAAAGAGCGAAAGAACTATTATAAGGCGATTGTTCCGGTCGGTAAAAATATTTACCGCCATCCTAAACCGTTATTTCAAGCGTATTTAAAGTTCAAGGAAGAGCATTCGGAGTTATATTCTAAACTTCCTGTTTTGAATGTTGTTTATGATCCGACTGCTATTCAAGTATCTGTTCCATCAAATATTACTGACAAAGTTGTTTTACATTCGAAGATTATGAAAGAGACTGAATATGACGAATTGTTTCAAGAATGCGGATTATGTATTTGTTTATCGCTATGTGAAGGATTTGGTCATGCGATTAATGAGGCGATGTCAGCCGGATGTAATTTAATTGTATCTCCCATTGAACCATTTCGACAGGATATTGTTGGTCCTGAAGAACTTGGAATTTTTTACGGTGAAGTTCATCATTCAGTTGAGCAACCGGATTGTTTTGGAACATATGTTGATACATCTGTTTCTTCTATCGTTAGTGTATTGCGAAAATATGTTAGTATGACGTTTAATGAGCATAAGCGCGCAACTATGGTTTCACGAGAGCGTTATGAGAAGCGTCATACTACGTGGGTCAGTAATATGCGAGCATTTATTGAAAATACAATGAGGACTGATTTTAATTATGTTTTGAAGGATACATTACCAAAAGAAGAGAGTCTTCCGGACGTATCTATTATTACTATTACCCGCGATAGACGTGTATTTATGCCTCTAGCGAAATACTCATATATGATTCAATCATATCCAGAGGACAAGATGGAGTGGATTATTGTAGATGATGGCGATGATTCAATTGAGGATACACTTATTGGAGTTCCAAATGTTGTATATGTCCGCTGTGATAAAAAAATGACTATTTCAGAAAAGCGTAATTTAGGTGTTCAGCGGGCAATGTATGATTATATTGTTATGGTAGATGATGATGATGTTTATCCAAACAATTCTGTATTACAGCGGGTTGCTATGCTTATGAAGGAGCCGGCAAAACAATGTGGATATTGTACTACAATTCCGTGTTATGATATTACGAAGTATTCATCATTCATGAACGTTCCGCCAATAACGCTTCCTATATCACAAAGAGTTTCGGAGGCTACATTGGTTTTTACTAAAAAGTTTTGGGAAGAGCGTGGATTTGACGATACAGTACATATCGCGGAAGGAGACTCATTTATCAGCGGTCGCGAACAAATGTGTCGAGAGATTTCTCCGCAGGAGGTTATTGTTAGTTTAACACATCCTAAAAATACTTCTTCACGCAAAATACCTGAATTCAAGGAACCCAATGGATGTCATTTTGGATTTAATGAAAAACTATTTGCGGTTGTTTCTGAAATTGGAGAGGTTCTTAATAGCGAAGCCCGAAAAGAGAGCGGGTGTGCTTGCGGGAATGGTGGCGACGTCCTCCATGACGGCGAGTGTGGCGGCGTCGGCGACCGCCTTCCGCAGCCGGAGCAGCCGGTGTAGACGCGGCCGGAGCCTCACCTTCACCACCCTTTAGGACAACGCGACCCTTGGGTTTCAGGCCCATCTTGCGCAGAGTACGACGAATCGTCTTTGCGGATACTTTCTTTAACGAACGGTGACGACGACCACCTACAGGTGCAGCGTTTGCAGCGGTTCCATTCAAAGGACCAGCGTTGGAATATGCTTCAGCCATTTTATATTTCAATAAAGAGAAATTCTTTAAGATGAGCAGGTGAGACATTCTGTCGGATCCTTGGCCTCGATCGTGAATTTTTGCGCAGACGCGGCGGCCTTAGTCCTTAGATAATAGCATCCCGTCTTTAATCCCAGCTTCCAAGCATACACATGCATACTTGAAATTTTTGCATATGTGGGCTGAGCGAGGAATAAGTTCAAAGATTGCGATTGGCAAATATATGGAGCCCGATCCCTTGCCATATCAATCAATACTTTTTGAGGAATTTCCCAAACAGTCTTATACAATTCCCGCAGGCTTTCTGGAATTTCCGAAATATTTTGAATACTTCCATTGTTATCAATAATTTGAAGTCTGATATTCGGAGTCCAAAGATCAAGACGTGTTAAATCATCAACTAAATATTTATTTACAACAATGAATGTTCCGGCCGATACAGCACGTGTGTATATATTTGTTGTGAACGGTTCAAAACATTCATTATTTCCTAAAATTTGAGATGTAGAAGCAGTGGGCATGAGAGCAATTAACAGCGAATTTCTAATTCCATTCTTAACTCTATTCCGCAAATTCGTCCAATCTAAACGAGGAGTTTCATTCCACAAATCAAATTGTAGCAAGCCTTTTGACATTGGAGAACCAAAGAATGTTGGATAAGATTGTGTGATTACATCATGATATGCTGATGTATACTTCCCAAGTTCTTCTGCACGTTCAACGCTTGCTTCTACTGCGGCATAGTACATATTTTCAAATATGTCACGATTAAGGTCTTTCGCTTCTTTACTTGTCCAAGGAAGTCGCATCAATGCGAATACATCCGCTAATCCTTGAACACCAATTCCAATTGGTCGGTTCTTCATATTAGAATTTCGTGTTTCTGGTGTAGGATAGAAATTCTTGTCAATTACAATGTCCAAATTGCGGGCTAGAATCTTTGTGTATTTCCGCAGTTTCTCGAAATTAAATGCCGGAGGCATTCCAGGGTATTCTATGAATTCTACAAATTTTGTAAGAGCGATAGAACCCAAATTACATACAGCAGTCTCTTCTGGGCTTGTATATTCAATGATTTCGGAGCATAAATTTGAACTTTTAATTGTTCCTAGATTTTGTTGATTTGATTTCGCATTTGCGGAATCCTTGTAACATAAATAGGGTGTTCCGGTTTGAATTTGCGAATCTAAAATCATCCTCCATAGTTTTTGAGCTGGAATTGTCTTACGCCCTTTTCCGGCCTTTTCATATAGTGTATAGAGTTCTTCAAACTTGTCTCCCCATACATCTTCAAGACCCGGGCATTCATTTGGACACATTAATGTCCAATCTTCATTTGCCTCAATACGTTTCATGAATAAGTCCGGAATCCAAAGACCGTAAAATAGATCTCTTGCTCGGTCTTTTTCCGCTCCTTGGTTTAGTTTGAGACATAAGAAATCTTCAATGTCTGCATGCCACGGTTCCAAATATATTGCGAAAGAACCATTTCTTTTACCGCCTTGATTCACATATCTAGCAGTATCATTGAATACCTTTAGCATTGGAACAAGACCTGTAGAATTTCCATTTGTTCCCTTAATTTTTGAACCGCTGGCACGGATATTATGAACCGACAATCCAATTCCTCCAGCCCACTTTGAAATTTGTGCACAGTCTCCAAGAGTCTTATAAATTCCCTTTATCGAATCATCATCCATTCTAACTAGAAAACACGAACTCAATTGTGGTTTTAGCCCTCCAGAATTAAATAACGTGGGAGTTGCATGAATGAAATATCCGAGCGATAACGCATCATATGTTTCTGCGACACGTTCAATGTCTTCTCCGTGAATTTGAATCGCAACTCGCATCCACATATGCTGTGGCCGTTCAATAATCTTTCCATTCTGATTGAGAATGTACCCGCGTTCTAAGCACTTGAAACCAAAATAATCAAAGTTGAAATCGCGGGAATAATCAATTAAAGACTGATACTCATTTTGATGTTTACAAACCAAATCATGATATTTATCAGAAATCAACTGGACAGAACCATGATAGAGTTCTTCTACACAGTCTAATAAGGTGCTAGGCGTATTTTTATGATGATTATCGATTAGAATGCGTCCAGCAAGCTTTCCATAATTTGGATGATATCTGGCTTGCATCATTGCACATATTTCCGCGGCAAAATCATCTAATTCGCTTGTTTTCATTCCATCTTTAAGCTGATTACATACCTTTTGCGCAACTAGATCAGGATTCACGTGGTCAAGCCCTTGAGACAAGTCTCTAATGCGTAATAAAATTTCATCAAACGAAACAGGTACACGCGAGCCGTCTCGTTTAATAACATACATGTGTTCAGCCATATTAGAGTCCATATATTAGGGTCGGGGAAAATTCATTTTCATGGTAGTATTAACAATGGAGAGGAAACGGTCTCAAAAAAATTTAGCGCTGGAACAGTTGGCATATCATGGTTTAGTACCAAAAAAGCCAACTCCAGAGCAAGTTACTTCGGCAGAGCAGGGTCGTCAGGGCAGACCGCGTCCAGTTAGTCCAGAATTAGGATTTTTTGTAGAAAAGAAAGTGGGTGCAACTAGAAAGCGTCGTTCGCGAAAAAGATCACGTCGGCACAAGCGTAACTGAAATATGCATAGCTTCTAGCTCGTGAACAGTAAGACCCAATGTGTATGGGGCGCTTAGAATTATATTATCAGTATCTGATTTTGCATCTAATTTTCCTTCATCTTTATTAAAAAGTAATTCTGTTTTATCGGACCGTTCCATTAAACTTTCATTCAAAAATGAGGATATTCCGTGGGAAATCAAACAATCCCGTTCCATTTCTCCGATTCGCATCCCTCCGTCATTGGAACGCCCTTCTACCGGCTGATGTGTTAATAGTTTTTTCGGTCCTGTGGCGCGATAATTTATTTTATCCTCCACCATCAACTTAGACCTCAAATAATATGTTGGGCCAATAAAAATTTCAGTCTCAATTAATTCACCAGTTTGACCATTATACAAATTTTCATGGGCATATGGGTGATATCCCAAACGCAACAATAATTCTTTCATTTCACCAACTCTATTTTGAGTAGAAAATGGTGTTGAATCCGCAATAGCGCCCAAATGAACAGCAACTTTTGATGACATCGTTTCTACAAACTGACCAATGGTCATACGCGACGGAAAAGCGTGTGGATTTACAATCATGTCCGGTCGTAATCCATCTTTTGTGAATGGCATATCCTCTTCCGCTACTCTCATACCTACAGTACCCTTTTGACCATGTCTGGCCGAAAATTTATCCCCAAGGACCGGCACTCTATGTTCTGCGATTCTTATTTTGACTCCACGAAGTCCCTCTGCTGTTATGTAGCGATAAACGCAATCTACTATACCATGTTGGCCTTTCTTTGGAATTGCGGAATTATCGCGAAATCCAGTTACTTGTCCATCCTTGGTTATTGGGCTTACTATTCCAACTAAGATTGTTTTGTCGTCAACGTGACTTCCTTGTTTAATAATTCCATCTGAATCTAAAAGGTCATAATTATAACCTTCTTTACGTATTACTGTTTCGCGATATTTTGGGTCTGTTGCTACATTTCCAAATTCTGTGTGAGATCGTGTTGCTACATCTATCATGCTTTCTGTTGGGTCGTATGAGTGATAGTATGTTGTTCCAAACATTCCGCGACTTAGTGACCCTTCATTCAAAAGAACGGAATCTTCTTGGTTATATCCGCCATAAATCATGAGTGCTACGATTGGAGTTTCCCCATAAGGAAGACATCCCATTATTGGATTATATGTCCAAGTTTGAGATAGCGGACGTTGAGCATTATTTAACCAAGTTGCTATTGTATCAAATCGTTTGTTAAATGCGGTGTTATACCATGAGCAGGCTTGTTTCATTTGTTGGCAACTAAACGCATTTCTTGTTGCTGGATTAAAATCTGAATTTGGAAGAATTGATGTGTTTGATGAAAATATTGCTAGTCCATGAATTTCGGAAAGTTTTGTTTGAGAAAAGGATTCCATCTGAATTCGCAAACTTTCAGACTCTTGTGAATCAATTAGATCCATGTGTGATTCAATATCATTCCATTTCTTCGCATTTTTAATTTGTGTTTCTGTAACTCCTTCCTGATATAGCGGACGCATTGGTCTCCCAGCATCTGTAAAAATAATATACTCATTATCAATTCTATTCCAACATAAAGATACAGATTTATTGATTTCACCGGCCCTTCGTTTTGAAATTAAATTTTTATGAAGCGATTCAGTATTTTTTGAAATAGCGCCCACAAAATCAGAATTTAAATATACATGTGTCCAAGAAGGATTCCATTTGGATGGGTTGATTAAACTTAATGGAATAAATCCAGAATATGATTGCAATTCCTTCAATATATCCGCGGAAGAAGATGCTGTTGAAATTGAACATAAAAGTGTTAACGATTTTGTCAACCCAATTCCACCACCGTCTGGATTATCAGATGGACACATCAATCCCCAAGAACTAGAATGAATTCTGCGAGACTCTGTAATTTTTGTTCCCTTATCCATATCAACATTGATACGTCTTAATTGCGCAATAGTTCCAACATATGCAAATCTAGTTAATTCTTGGGCAACTCCATCGTATTTTTTTGCCCATTTTCCCTTAAACGATTTCTCAATTTCGTTCATAAACGTATTGTATCGCCAATAATACGAAATATTTTCATCCTGAATCAAATCCAACAATTTCTTGCCCTTATAAACTGCCTGCTCATAATGAACGCGTGAATCCAATTCAGTCAACATGCGACTCGCGACATCCTTATATATTCGCCTAAACTCTTGAAAACATAAATCTCCTGAAGCAACCAAACGTTTATATCTTAAATGGTCTCGGTCTGTCTTTGGCTTAATACCAATTGCAACATCCATGGCCATACGACACATATGTGCGACAAGATACGACTTGCGACGATAGAATGAGGCCGGAGATTCATCTTTTAGCGGTTCGCAATGCGGAAATAGGTCTGTAAAAAGATTAATGTATACACCTTCTATACTTCTTGTACGGGTTTGACGACGTAAAAACAGTAAATTTGGATCTTGATCTTTATCATCTTCTTTTAACATTTCCTGACTGACAAACTCATCGTGTGATAATAATAATTCCATGAACATTTCATCATATCGTGTTCTATCATTTTGAGGAACATCATGTAATATTGCGTCATAAATATCTTGGTCTGTTGTTAAACCAAGAGCATAAAATACGCTTATAAGTGGAACCGGTTGCGTAAATCCGGGCAGTGTGATCACAGCCAATCTACGCGTTGAAAATTGGGAATAGTCTGTTACTCCGCTTAAATCGTCCGGTTTGCGATTCTCTGGCGGAATAATTAAAAAATGAGAATATGGTCCTTTCGTTCCATCTTCTGAAACAGACCGTATTCCCGCAACATACTCATATTTATCATCCTTTGTAGCGCCTTCTAACTTTGAAACTTTTTCCTTTTCAACAAGAGATTTTCCGGCTGGAGCTTTATTTGGCTGAACTGGACGCTTAGATGCGTAAAACATGTTTTCTCCAAGTCTTTCCTGCGTTAGAAGAACTTTTTCAGCTCCACCAATAATAAAATACCCACCCAATTCAAATTTACATTCTCCAGCCTCATACAATTCCTCTGATGTCATTGTGGACAAATGACAGTAAGAACTTTTCAACATCAGCGGAATACGCCCGATTAAAATATTTGGAAATGTTTTAAGAGTTACTTCAGAATCTATCGTATATTCAACATCTATATCTGCGCGAATTTCCAACGCATATGTTTTATTTTCTAATCTACACATGTGTGGTAGAAATGCATTATCTGTTTCATCTACTGGGGGTAAATACGTAAGTTTGTCAGACGTTTTACCGCCAATATAAATGTCAATTGCTCTACCATCTTCAAGAAGCAAATGGCGAGGGTTTGTTCCTTCAATAAATTTTGGAATTTTAGTTTTTAATAAATCGGCATACGAATCTAAATGGTGCCGAACCAGCGGATTCGGTGTATCTCGAAAATATGTATTAAAAACATGTTGCGCCGCCATTGTAAAAACGGATTTATTCTAATTAATCCAAAATATACTTAAATGGCCAAATGCGCATTTATTTTAAAACCGAATGACATTAAACTTTTCAATAATAATGAAAGAGTTGAATTAATTGATGATGGATTGTGTTATTGTTTATGTGAACCGGACGATTGTCAGTGTATTTCGTATTATGAATTCATAATTTTCGATGATTTAACTTCTTTAAAAGTTGAAAAGACTGTTAAAGGAACAAAAATTATGACGAGACTTGATGAAACGCGGGATTATTCGATGGATTTCGATGACGATTTATTCATTATTGAATATACATTTGAAGACTTGGAAGTAATAAAAATTAAATTCAATAATATTGATGCATATTATACTATAAAACAACATTATATATAAATGAGACCAGTGTCAACCGCCGTTTTAACAATTTTATTCACTGTTCTTTTTCTAGTGGTCTACAAACTAGTTATTAACCCACAAATGGTTGTCACGCCAACGATAAAGTCAATGTCCAAGTGCCCAAATAATTGGACATATAATATGGGCACAAAAATGTGTGAACCTCAATATTCCACAAAATGTATGCCGTTTGACCCAGATGCGCCTACTCTAAATACTGTATCTGCGCGATGTAATTTAGCGAATACATGTGGTACTGACTGGTCTGGAGTTTGTGCATAAAAACGGATTTTTTAATCATAAAAGTATGAATAGTAGATGAGCAAACATGACGCAAGTAACCGATTCAAAGGTTCTGATGAACCATGTGAATAACTTGTTCGAACGAAGTGATTCTCGAATTTTCGAAAGGCCAAATAACATGGAAATAATCCATGTCGGCATGGCGAATGTTGAAGATGATCCGTTTGAAAATCAAGAAATTTACATATTCGCAGTTTCTTGGAACGAAGCCTACAAGAATATCATGTATGTGTTCAGATTATATCCGGAACAAGGGGATTATTATACCGATAAAATTGGATTAGTAGCTGTTCATTGGTTTACAAATATCGATGATGTAACATACTCTGGAAGAGTAAAGGAAGCATTCGATAGTCGAATTAAATTCAGTTATTAAAACAAAAAAAGGAAAATTCTATTTTTCCATTAAAAATGGATTTAAAACATTTGTAAGTTAAGAATGAGTGAAAAGATTCTGTCACTACTTATTCCTGAGACCATATGCTGTGTGTTTGATAAAACAAAACCAACACACATTAAGAATAATGAATATACGTATAAAGAGACGGAATCTTTAGTTTATGAATTTAAATTATCTAAAACAAAAAGAGATGAATATTGTATTGTTTTAAAAGACAGTCATCATACATCATGTTGCGGTTATAGCTGTGACTTTTACAGATGTGAAGAAATATATGACAATGCTTAATAGACTTACACATATTCGCCGTTTTTTTCATAATATGAATTACCATCACGCAACAATTAACATTTCAGCATATTGTTGGAACGCAGGTTACCGTAGCGGGTGTGGAGGATGTGGACAAGACTTTTGCGGAACTCCATTTGCTCTTCATCATTATTTAATGAATCCTCAAATTCTGGAAAATGCAAAGTTTATGGGTACATATGAATCTATTGTACGAGCCTATCCGGTATTAATGCTTAAATAACACTTATATTAAATAATAAATGTATTCTGAAATTTATAGACCAACTCATTTATCTGAAATTTTTGGAAATGACGAAGCGAAGACGGTTTTAGAAAATTACCTAACAAAAGAACCATTTAGAAAAGCAGTTCTTTTGTCCGGTCCACCTGGTATTGGGAAAACAACAATGGCATTATGCGCCGCAAATACGTTTGGGTTTGATCCATTAGAAATTAATGCCAGTAAGAGCATTCGTAGTTTTGAAGACGTAGATAGAATCCGCGATTCAACGCGGAATTCGGTTAATATTATGTCGTTTTTAAATGGAAATAAAACTCGTAAAACATGTGTAATATTAGATGAAGTTGATGGATCAGACCCACATGCTCAAAATAAAATTGTAGATTGGGTAAAGGATACAAAGAGAGTTGTTCCTATAATTTTTACAGGAAATGAATTGCCTACAATTTTTAAAAGAAATTCAGAACATATTGAAATTATCAAATGTTTTCCACCCCGACCTCAAGATGTTCAAAAATTATTTCCAAAAGAAGACATTCCTACGTTATTGAAAGAATGCCAATATGATATTCGCCGAATGATTCATCGTATTCAATATGGCGCATCAGACCAAATTCCGAAATATATAAACCCTCCTAAAAATATTTCACCTGAAATTATGTTTATTCTGAAACAGAAGTCATTCGATCTTCCGGACCCTCTTCGCGAATATCATGCCTACAAACAGGACACCTCGTCGCTGAGCGAAACCATTGCGAAATACAATTCCGGTGAAAAGCGTGTTCGCAATGTCGCAACTTCACGACGTTTGAAGAAAATTGTTCTTGACAAATAGCACAATTTCCAGAAGCACTTTCAATAGGAATCAACGCATTATTAATTTGTTCTTGAGTTGGAATAACCAACACAGGCTCAAATAAATCACTAAACGCAAATCTTAAACTTGGTAAAATACCAATATTGCTTCGCGATGTTTGGTAAGCGCGATAATATATAGACAATAGTGATGCATTAATGCTTATAATACTATCAATAATTCTTACTCTATCCGATGTAGGAAGCGATTGAAATTGTTCATGTAAAGAATTAATACTTTGAAAAACTTTATCGCAAAAATTTAAAAGTCTATTTTCCGCAGTTTCCATATTTTATATATCATCATTTTCTTTGAAAATACTTATCAATTGGGCCTCTTTTCCATTTCTTCAAATACTGAGCACCCATAAACATTAAAGTCTCCAATTCCTTTTCTTTTTGTTTCAAAATTGAAATTGTAGAATCTTCTTCATCTTCTCCGGCCTCTATTGTTTCTGATAATAACCGCTTGTAGTCAACTCTTTCAACATATCCGTTTAAATCTTCCAATGCCAGCGCAAATAACTGTGCTACAGGATTTTGTATTTGGTTTGTGATATAAAATTCAGTATCCGGTTTCAAATTGTGTGCACGGACATAATCAACGTGTTCAATTTTGTCTCCCTGTTTTTTCTTATCTGAACGCTCAGAAACATAAATATATGGTAATCTATCTCCAACCTGTGGAGCACTTCCGGCATCTCGTTCTGTCATACGATCGGCCAATACTCTATGAGCTATTTGCCCTGGATTTTTATAATCATCTCGCAGTTGTTTTGTTACAATGAATTTCTCGAGAGGTATTTCATTTTTCAATACTTTAACTAACATATTTTGAACAAACTCTTGAGCCAGCCGAATATCTCGCTTTTCTAGAAGAATATCTAGCGCTCCGCCGTAAATATCCTTAACTATTGGCGCATTATCTCTACGCTTTAGCGCGATACCCATTGACTTTCGGCTACACTTGTGAATATCATCCTCATACATCATTCCAACATACCGTTTTCGCGAAAATAGAATGAATGGATAGAATGTTTTTTCATATTCAATCCTATGAGCCTTTCTACACAATGATGTAATTTTCTCCGCCGCTTTCTTCGCCATATCCATAGATTTTTGAAGGTCTTTCGTTGGAAACTTCACAAATATTGAATCTGTATTATGAACAATCATTTTTCCAACACCGGCCTGAAAGTGATGATTATCGGTTGTTAAATCATATACATACCCTTCATACGGAATTTCATACATCTTTTTAATAGCATTTGGATTTGTATGATGTATTATTTTTGTATAACTCATAGAAGTAATATCTCCTTCATCAAACGACACAGAATACCCAAGGCGATGACCTATAAACGATAATTGAGCACGTATTGGTTCATTTTTTGTATCAAATCTAATATAACAATTTGCATCACAGAATCCTTCCCAAAATGCTTGTTGATATTTTTTATGTCCGTTCAAAAGTAACGCGGGAATATTTTTACGTTCACCAACATAGTAAATACGTCTATAACTTTTAATAAAATCTTTCAAATCAAACAATTTGTATGTTAGTGGTACGAGTTTGTGTTCTTCTGGAATAATAGTCCAATCAAATACTGGAAATACATCTTTGCATAATTTTTTATATTTTTCAAGAAGTTCAATATTCTCATTATTCAAAGACCATGACGTATCACAAATTCCACAGCCAATAAAGAATCCTACAATTCTTTCCTCATCTTCAGTAAACATATCTACACAATCTGTTTCTGGATATTCCGCATGTAATAATTCATCTCCAATATTGAGTTCTTTAGATGAAACTTCAGATCCATCAAGTCGTAATAATGAATGATCATCTGTAACATCTACAAGTCCTGTATGAGTTAATACACGAACCATCTTTTTATGCGGCGCAAGTTTATGACGAATAACTCTATACACTGGTTTCCATCCTTCTTCCGTCCATGATTCTACGTCTTGAAGTTCAACATATTCTTTGTCTCTATCCGTACATGGTTTCCATTCCGATTCTCCACAAATATTACCCAATTCTTCTATGCTTAATATTGAAATATCATTTATAACTCTGAAAAGTATTGGTGTATATGATGCCACACTATCCCCGTATATAACTTCTGCTCCAAATTCAGATACCACAATTTGTTTTGCTTCGTGAATTTTCATTCGCCCTACAGCGGTTGTAGATGCCGCTACTTCAAATTTACGAATCGGACTTGTTTTTGAACCACACTGACCATATACAGAATTAGCAACAACCTTATACGCAAGTTGAAGACCATTCAATACTGATTTTTGCGCGTCATCTTCCGTTGTTTCCATCTTCTTTCGCGTCTCTTTTCGCTTTTTAAGAAGAATATCTAGCGATAGCGGAAGTAATCCAACTGTATTTGGATCATCCGTTGGTTGAATATAACCACATACTACGCGCCCTACTGACTTCCCATCATCGTTTTTCAAATCATAACTAATTTCATCAACTTTAAAGTTTGGATAATCATCTGCGTTTTTTCCTTCATGTTTCAAGAGCTTTCCGGTCATATCATATGTTTTTACAAACAATAGTGTGTCCGGTGATAAATTAAATGCAATCATATTGGATGGATATAGCGAATTGAAATCCAATACAGGAATCGGCTGGTCTAGATACATTCCAATTTTTGGAGGAAGAACAATTGCCCCCTCATAACTAACATCTCCCTCAATACTTTCTTGTGTCACGATGATTTGGTTACGCTTTGATGCGTTATAAACGACTGCAGAATAAATCTTAATACCTTGTCCGCGGAGAAAGATATATTGAATCGGCACCTTACAAACATCCGCCATACCCCGAGCATTCACAAGTGTATCCAACTTTGCCATAAGCGTTATAACAAGGTCACAATCCTGAATACAATATTTTGCTACCCGACTTCTAGATTCTGGACTTCCATGATGAGAACTCCACATTTCAACCGCGGTAATATCGTCTTTCGTAAACGACCAAGCAAGTTTACTCAATTCATCTTTTTCTAAATCTTCAAATAACCTTTCTCCAACGAGTTCTACTTGAATTGTAAATTTTTTTGAATATACATTTTTTATCTTGTATTTTTTACCATTATTATATGGATTTACAGTATTTGTAACGATATCAAATTGAACATAATTCCCAACAAATAATCCGCGTGTAGATTTTGTATGAATTTCATATGTTTCTTGTTGTCCAAAGGATATGGATAAACATTCGGTATTTAACTTTTCAACTTTTAATACTTTATCTCGTAAGACTGTATTTGCTACATTATCAAGCTTATAACTATCTAAATTATGCTCTCTGCGAATACTCAGTAATAAATCAATCGGTAATCTTCCGGCCATTTCAATATACCGAACAGCAAACTTTCCACTAGCAAGTTCAAATGTTTTCTTTTCAGTCTTTACAAGATCAGTCTTCCAAGGAGTATAATCATGTCTGCCAAAATTTAGATTTATTTTATTATAGATTGCTCTGTCTGCGATATAACTATCGTCAAACCCGAATGTATTATACCCCGCAATGATATCTGGATTTTCATTATGAATACATTCTTCAAATTTTCTTAAAAGGTCTTTTTCATTCTTACAAGATACAATATCAGGATCATCATATGGAATACAATCGCCTGATACAAATACATACCTCTTTTTAGATTTTAATAAATCTTCGGTAGACCGAAAACTTACACCAATTTGCATAATTTCATCCGCGGGAATAGAAGCCAATGGAAAGTTTCCTGTTGATGAATACGTTTCAATATCATACGCCGCAATATAGAGTGGAATTGTGGCCGGACATGATTTAATATCAGTATATGATACTGTATAACAAATATCTACGTTTGTATCATCATCTGGATCTTCTGCATCTATTTCTTCAAATTCAATTGGAGACGCCGGACTTAAATTCAATTCATGAAATAGTCGCAAAAGTGGAGGAAGATTTGATTCGTAACTAGAATTCTTTAAAACTTTTGAAACAGTCTTAAATGTCCATAAACTTGAAAATGTCAATTTCCAGACAGGAATAGGAATAAGCCCAGAAAATCCATTCATTGCGTCAAGTTTCATTTCACGCGTAATCGTTACATCAAGAAATGGTTTCTGGCATGCATTTCGAATAGATTCTCGAATTTTGCTAACAGTGTCTTTTTCACAACACTTCAAATAAAAGTATGGTTTAAAATCAGTAATACGAACACGAACAACTTCTTTATCGGCTGTTCTTCCATATACGTCAACTACATATTTATAGTTAATATCTGTTTCTTGCCAATCACATGGTTGAATTTGGATCATATCTACTGTAATTTAGGAGAGGTTCTTGAAAGTTCGTTTTTAGCGGTGCGAACCCTGTAATATATATTCGTATATTCTGGTGAAAAATATTTATAAAGAGTTTGGGTTACGTCAGTGTTTGAGAATGATTTACAACTGAATACATCCAAATACATATCATTTGTCTCTTCTACAAAATGGGCACAGATATTAGATGTTTCAATGAGTTGAACTAACGTGTATCCGGCCTTATTTCCTGATCCAAAGTGAACAATTTGCGGTTCCCCAAATGGAACCATGTCGATCTTTTTTACAAGTTCCTTTGTGAAATTGTGAATAATTTGCTTAGACCGAATAGAGTGGCCGAGACAGTTTCTAGCATCAATCATTAAATGAAATCCCCAATATGACATTGTATAGTATATTAAATCATTTACTTTCTAAATCAATTTGTAAAGGATGACTTCTAATACTGGACTTCCATTTTTCTATGCAAATTCTCGCCAAGGAGAAGCTTCTAGAGACATTCAGGGTCACAACGAACAATCGAAGGCGAATACAACAGGGTTATTTGCTTGGTTAGGTCAGGGGGGATGCGGAAATGATTCCGGAATTCGTACCGCTTCTGAACACCCGGGATTAATTCCTCAAGGCGGATATGGAAATTCTCCAGGTGGATGTGGAATTGAAACTCAAAGTGAATTATTGTTTGGGGCACCTGGAACTGCAAGAACCAAGGGTCCGAAGCAAGTATTCGCGCGTCCATTTGCTACAACACCATTCCTTGGACTCGGAACAATTGATTATATTGATGATCAAAGTCGTGTAATGTTTGGGCATTCAACCGCGAATCGTAAAAGTATTCAGACTGTGACTGATAAGCCATTCCCTGTGTTTGAGCCACTTATTCCTGAGAAGGAGTCTGACATTGCGGAGAGCAATTATTTTGTTGAGCCGTTTCTTCGTGGCGGGTTTTCAGCTCGACTTGTCCCTCATAACCGTGTCGACTTGCGGAAGTAGCTTCCCTATCACGATCCATCTTTTCCAAAATAACCCTCATATCCGCTAGATGTTCCTGAATGGGATCCAATGCTCTCTTTTTACGGGGCGGTGGCGGTGGAATTGCTTTATGTAAATCAAAAATAAATTCAACCGCATCTACAGTATCATTTCCTGTTTTCTCAAGTGCTGTAGTTGCCTCAATTTCCGAACATCCGGTCAAGGACATAACCATAGAAACATTGTCGTTCATTTTTTATTGTTTTGAATGTAAATAGTGTGAAGATGCGTTTTATTGAAAATTTATGTCCGCCGGCGCTTTTGTATCTTCTTTATTCTGTAATCCACATCGGCCTTGATGTATCTCTAGGCCTATTTGTAACCGCCGCGTTCAAAGTTGTGATGGCGGTTGTGGGTGTTGTAATTCTAGATGCGCTATGTGGTGTTGATTTGGGCATTGTATCATGGGCAATTGTCGCAACCCCATTTATTATTGTAGCGCTTGCGTCCGCTATTTCACTAGGTCTTGGAATTGATAGAATGGCGATGTCCTATGTTCAGGAAAAGTTTATGCCATTGACCGGTGATAATAAGAAAAATAGAGATAAAATGGTTTCTCAGTTGAAGCAGGCGGATGCTCTACCACTTTCAACGAACTCACTATTTTAAAATAAATGTTTTATCCAACAATTCGATATATTTATGCTCTACTTTTTGCAATATTTAGAATGTTTTACAAAGTGTGGCACGGAAATGACCCTGTACATAAAATTCAAATGCCAAAAGTTCCATGGCTTTGGATTGGCGCAGTATATCCTCATGAAACGCTTGATGTTACAGCAAGTATTGATTCTGTAGTTCGTTCTGGAGACCGCGTTGATAGTGATTATTTGACATCTGTAACTGGATGTAGCCCAATTGTTTGGAAATATTTGGATGGAAAAACGTTAGAAGAAGAAGAATTTCCTTCTAAAGGATTTGTAATTAGCGGATATGAAGAATCTGACGAACATACAGCTTTCAAAAATGATTCTTCTTGAGTCTGATTATTTTGAAAAGGCAGATAAATATGTTGAACTTTCGCGTGTTTTTCTGAAAGAAAGTTGGCTTGAAAAATTAAGTCTTTGGATTGATATGGTTATACATCCTATTTATTTATTGTACATTTTTGAAAAACCAACTATAATGTTTATGTTTTCGCTTTATAAATGCATAAATATATGGTTAGATTGGTTTGAATTTCAAATGCTAAACGCAGATCTCCGCGAATGGGTGAACATTGTTCGTTTCATTGACGGTCCATTCATTTCAACAAATGACCCAACGTATCATGTATTCGTTTACGCAGATGGTATGGAGCGCTTAAAACGAATTTACAAATTGTAATCATATTTACTTCAAGATGACTACAGCACAACTTTGGGAGTTAACTGTTACAGATGATTTTATTAATGCCCCCCGCGGATATAAGGTTCAGGAACTATATATACCTTCACTTGATATAGCTATTTCTAAAGATAGAATATTTGAAGTGAAAAAGAATAGATATTATTGGAATCCTTCCGAATGTTCCTCCAAAGTTAATTAAAGAAGTAAAACTTGATGATGGTGCGGATTTCTATGATATCGTACTTAAGGCGTCAAATTATGTTACTATTTATGAAAAATATCTAACAAGATGGTTTACTCGTTCTTTCCAAAAAAGTGACTAAATGTCTTCAGAAGTTCTGCGCCTTGTTCAATGGCCGGTTTCATTTCAGACAAAGAACCCATTAATTCTTTTTGCAGTTCCATAAGTTCTTTTGTGTCACGGCGCATTCCACCGATCTGTTCAGGGCTTAAATTACGATAAGCGTGAAGAATTGTTGTTCCGATATCTACATGTGGGTCTGAAGTTTTTGGAGGTGCCGGTTCCGGTTTAGATTCATCTTTACGTTCACCATCTTCAAATCCTTCCCATACGTTTTTTGTTACCGCGGAAATGAGAAATACTACAACTAGACCGGCAATTACGGCTACTGTATCGGACAATTCACCGATTTCTGTTGCGAACAGATATGTTAAAAGAACCCAAACAAGCATATGACCAACATTTCTTTGGATTAGATATATAGCAGTTCCCACAAAAATCAAACCAGCAAGTAAAGTGTCCTGCTTCATATTATCTATCTTTCAATGAAAATTAAACGGCACGCGAACTATTGAAGCTACCGAATCCGCTTCCGGGCTGAGCTCCGTGGTTATTAAATGCGCCATATTGGGGTCCTCCATGTGTTGGATACTTTGTAGTTGTCTGAGCGACGTCAATTATTCCACGAGAGCCGGTTCCCTGATAAGACGCGGAAACAGACCCATACTTATCACCACCGCGCTTTGCCTTTTTCATACGACGTGTGCGACGGCGTTTTCGGCCGGAACCATAGATGGCATTATTACCGCGGGATGATATCGCCCAATCACCCATTTCTGATCCACGTCCCCATTCCATAGCTCCAGGCGCTATAGCTCCAGTAGCTCCATAATATCCTCCACGTCTAGTATGACGGCGTTTTCCTACGCGACCTGCTTTACGAGTCTTTCGGGCCATTTACCTTTATGAAAGGATAAAAACGGATTTATTTGAGTTAAAGATGTATAATATCAGTTAGAAAGATGACAACACGATACCAAGCATTCGTAGAATACAAGGATAATATCGAGGAGGTCACTGTTTACGAGAATGGAAAGTTCGACGGGAAAGTACTAATTGAGTTTGATTTAGGACCATATACAAAATATTCGTATTATGTGGATAAATCAAAAATTATAATTAACAACCCCTCAAAAAGACCAAAGTGTTAAACAACCTTAAGATAAAGTGTAAGTACGATATTAAGTATCGTTTTTCAATTTCCAAGAATCTTCATCCACTTTTTCGCACGGTAATTCAAACTCATTTCCAAGCGAACGAAGATATTCAGATGTTTTTAAGTCCGGTACAAGCAAATATCCTGAATCACCAACTTGATAACAATCAGGCAATTGTAATTTCTTTATTTTCATAAGATTATCCGCTTCTATAAAACATCCGTGCTTTCCTATTTCATCTGAATAACATTCATATCCGCGAATTTTAGACTTGGACAAATCTAACTCTGATTTATGAATCAGATTTACAGTAACTCCATCAACACAAGAAGTAAATGTTTTTAACAACAATTTAAGCCATTCATACCGCTGTTGAAACGTTGAACAAGCGAACACACAATTCCCATTATACATCCAAATATCAGACACAACAAAATCTAGTTTTCCAATTTTTTCAACACGCAAAAATGTATCTCCACAAAGTCTTTCATCAACTACACATGGAAGTTTCCGACACTCCTGTGTGCTTATAAAAGCACAAACAGGAATATTGTTTTCATATGTAAACACAATCCAACTGGGAATTCCGTTTGTTTGAGGAACCTTAAATTTATGTTCCGATGGGGCGCGTTTCTTGAATACCGTCCGGAAGGCCGGCGTCCAAGCGTAAGCCGTCTGAAGCTTGTTTACGAGGCTCATATTCTGGTAATACTACATCTTGTCGTTGTTGCGTGAAAACCGGTTGCTGGACCGGTGGAGCAACTTCAACCGTCTTATACACTGGAACTTCGCGGTAAACAACCTTGGGTTCGGGTGGCGTGATCAGCCGAATTCCGGCCATATACAATAATTGAAGCACAATCATGATAGCTATCGTCGATAATGAAACATACAATACATCTAAGAATACCATTCGTCTATTAATGAATAAAAAGGTTTCTATATACTCAACAAATACGCGAAATGTCTGAATCAGTTGAAACCGCCGCGAAAAATGTTATATCTGAGGTTGTTAGTGATCCTACCGCCAAAAAAGTTGTTGGTGATGTGTTAATCGGTGATTTGACAGATCTTGGCCCCGATGCCGATACTCTAGGAAAGAAGGTTGTAGCGGATGTAGTTACTGAAGTTAGTACACATACAGTTTCATTCAATTGTTGCTGTTTGCCGTGGTCTGTTCAAATCGCTCACACGACCACTCCGTCTTCTCAATCCAAGCAGTAGGCATCTTCATAATTTGAACGGACTCTATATTCTCCGCTGATGGAATTATACCATCCCACGTTTCTTTAATAAATTCAAATACGTCTGAAGAACGGTAAATAAACTTTTGCCGTTCTCCAAATTCAGGAATATAACACCATCCATCTGAAGCCCAAATTCTAGTAATGTTTTTCGCATTTGCCAACTTAAAGGACGAGGATAGGATTTCTTTTTTCAGAAACATTATTTCTTTGTAGGACAGTTACCGGTAAACCGATTGCAATCCGTATTTGACTATTGTGTTGAATAATTTCTGTTAGAATTTGTACGTCATAATCCGATCCGTGCAGTTTTGTAGTGTCTGGATCCTTTTCAAATACATATTTATATAACTCAGAAAGTCTAGGATATTTGTATCCAGAGTAATGTTCGGAAGGAATTTTACACATATTTCGCGAGAATGCCATTGTGCAAAAAATCTTTTGGAACATATTAAAATTTAATCGCCCCATGTCCCAACGTAAGGTTGAAAATAAAACATTTCTATCAAATTCCATATTATGCGCAACCAATACATCATAACGCTCTGCTAAAAATTCATCCATCACTGTATCAAGATAATACCCGCGTTCTAGCGCTATTTCTTGCGTTATTTTATGTATATCAGCTGATTTCTGAGGTATTACCCAGTTATGTGGGTAAATAATATACGAACGAGATTTTTCAACCGTATTCGTATCACCATTTAAAATACACCACGATATAGATACCAAATGAGGCCAATTATTCGGTTTTTTCCATCCAGCTATGCTCTTATCAATTGGAAGACCAGTAGTTTCCGTATCAAAAATACAAAGTTTCATTATTTTAATAGCTCATTAGAGCGTAAGTTACTACACCAAACGCGGATGCATGGACGAGTAGCCCGTAGTTAGTTGGACAGCCAGCCTCTGACACTTTGAACAAGGATGCAAATTGAGGGATTACAGCGCGGACGACTGTTCCTACAAGGCTATCGACGACTCGATAAGTATATGGGGAGCTAATTACATAGAACAAGATCGCTGCAACAATAGATGCTTGAACCTTGCGCGATAAGACTGCCATTTGTATATTCTTTCAAGAAGAAAAAGTCTTCTGTGTTTGAAGAATTGCCTGAATCCATTGTGGAATATTTTCTATTAACTCATGAACTTTTATCAAATCAGCAGGTATAGCGGTATGAATGTCTAACGATGAACTTTCACATATAAATAAAACAGCACATATATAGAAACACAATTTTTGCTTTGAATTGCTCAATGACCATCGGAGACAGTACATTTTGAACAATGAATCAATATAAGGCGTCAAAATTCCAGCCTGCGGAGAATTTCTAACCGCATCGTGAACTGTATCCCATAGCATCCAAACTATATGATGCGACTCCGATTCATCAACATACTGATTCGGCCTCGGATGCGCCAATAACGGTTCTTTTCGTTGTTGCTTAAAATGTTTCGCATAAGATAGAATCCAAGCAGACCAATATAACGCTCGCGATAAATCCCGAGATTCTGGTTTTAAACAATATACAAGCTCATTAAATGGAATATATAGTTCTAACGGATCATTTTCCTTTGAAAGATGTCTAGCATAATTCGCAGATGGCGATTTCAAATTTTCCTGAATTGTAATTTGATTAAAATCATGTTCTGGCTTTATCCGCGGTAATGACGGTAATTTATTTTTACGACTCATCGCTATTGAAGCAGATACCTCACACACTAATTTTCTTACATCTGGATTATTTCGTATATCAGTCATTCTCATAATATCATACTGCTGTTCGTATGGCGAAAACTTTTCATAAGACTTTACCAAATATAATAATACATTCGGAGTTGCCCGATTCACGTGTTGAACTGCGGATTCAAACAGTGTATTCCATAATGAGTTCACAAGACCAGAACAAAGAAGTTCAAGACTCCAATAACATGCGTAATCCGCATGACCAAGCTTAATATTTTCATTCAATACCTTGTATACATGACTTCTTAAATGACCAGAAAACGTAAATTTTTGAAAATCAATTACAGTTCTAGGATCATGTATATCCATTAAATTTAAACATCAGCAATTCTTTAAACGAATGAAAAGTAATAAAATAGAATAGATAATGAAAACAAGACGACGTCGTTTTGTATTACGTGGAACAGGAAAACATGATTTCCCGTTTAAGAAACGCATAAAATATGACGATTTGATAGTTACAGAAGAAGGAGAGTATAGTATGACTAAGCGAAAAGATGGTGAAATACTGTTACATCATATGAAACAACTTGTTAAAAATATGAAGTCAAAAACAATTACAGATTTAACTGGAAATGTAGGAAGTGATACTATTTTATTTGCGCTACATTTTAAACATGTTCATTCTATTGAATTGGACTCTGAAAACTTTGAGGCTCTTCAAAATAATGTAAACACCTTTAAATTGAAGAACGTTACATTGTATCACGGTGACTCAACAAAACTGTATAATTGGTATACTGATATTTTATACATTGATGCTCCATGGGGAGGTCCGGACTATAAAACAAAATCATCATTAGATTTATATTTAGGAAATACACGGCTTGACTTATTTTTAAAAGATGTTATACAGCGGGATAATAGGCCTGAGTATATATTTTTGAAACTTCCACGAAATTATAATTTTGAACGACTTGATATTCCGTTTCAAAAATTTAAAATTAGAGGATATTATTTAGTTGGAATTACTTTGTAAAATATACCAAGTATTGATATTCTTTTCCGCATCTCACGAGGTCTACATTTTCTACATGTCTAAATCCTGACGTTTGAAAAATATTTATGAGTCGCTCTTTTGTAGGCATAAATAGTTCATGTTTATTTTCTCGATACTTTATCCCGCCAGTGCTGTCCTTATCATAATACGTGAATAGCTCATCATATTCCGCATTGTCGGTATCTTTTTGTTTTTTGAATGTTCCTTTGTATTTGAATTTATCGAAATAGATATTGGAATCCACTTGTCGTTCAATTGAATATTTTTGCAATGAAAATGCGGCAAATGGAGATGCCAAATCTAAAAGCGGATCAAATTTGTCAGGATCTACCATATGAACTACGCAATATCCGTCAGGTTGAAGCCATTGGTAAATGTTGTCGGAAATTATTTTTGGATTTTGAAATTCATAAATTGAAAACCCAAGAAGTAGGCAATGTGTTTTAGTTTTCTGCGGAAATAAATGAATATCGGATATATCACCTACCTTAAATTTTGCTTTTGGGCAATCCTCTTTCGCCTGACTTATCATCGCGTCTGAAATATCAACACCAAGATAATCCACTCCTAATTCTTGAAACCAACATGCGTTTGGAGCTGTTCCGCAACATAAATCCGCTACATGGACTGATTTTTTAGGCTTTTCGGCAAGCGAAATATCTTGTATAGAAACTTGCTCATATTTTAATTTTTCATTTGCGTGCCAAAGCAAATTATATATTTTTGCGTATTCGGAATCATAAATACCAGAGATATCTTCATGTGTGATAATTTCTCCGTCATTGTCAAACCCTTCTATTGATGAATACCATGTTGTTACAGCATACATCAAAAAAATCAGAACAGCGAGGAAAATATATGCCGTTTCCATTTATATAGTAACGTCGGATGATTCTACTACAACTTCCGAAGCAGAACTGAAAAGTTTAGAAAACAATAAAGAAACTACCGTTATACCAAGAAGAACAATTAAAACATCCAATATAATACCAAACCAATCAAACGAATTTGGACTACTTGAAAATTGCGAAAGACGATTCAAAATATTTATTTTATCTTTATTTTTATCTTCCTCCTTCTTTGGAATTTTCAAACTTTCATATTCTTCTGTATATCTTTTTATTTTAGAATTTGCTTCTTCTCTCGCGTTTGATTCGCCGGTCGGTTTTGTTTTTACCATTTCTTTAAAAGATGGCAATTTAGGAGGGGGAGCTACAGGACCTTCCATTATGTTATTGAGAGATAGAAACCAATTGCGAGAATCACAAGCGCAATCATGTGCGTGAAATTACCAGCAAATCCTAGAATTAAATATACAAGCCCCACACACAATACTGTTATAAATAGTTTCTGAAGTATTGGTTGAACTGACATTAATGAATCATATTCTCCAGACGTTTCTTTTATTTTTTCATCAAGCGATTTAATCGTGTCTTTATTTTTTTCCTTTGAAGTTCCCATATCTTTAAAAATATTTGTTAAGAAATCCTTTATTTGATCTACTTTTTGTTGAACTTGCGAAACAAACGTTTGTTGTTTTTCTTCTTGAACAATACTCTGAACAATTTCATCTCGTCGCTTATCTAGCGGTGTAAGATTATTCATAATTGCACTATAGTCCGGCTTCTCAAGTTTCCAAAAAATGTTTCCTTTATCACCGGACTCTTGTGTTGTCATCCACAAATCATTATTTGTTTTTGATAGCGAAGCAGGTGTGTATCCCGCGGTATCTAATGGGTCGCATGCATTTCCATCACAAAATAAAAGATGTTGATTCGTATCAAGACCGTATATTCCAGAATCTGACCCATTCAAAATCGTTGATTGTTTTAATTGTGAAACTTCTGACCATCCAGACTGTAAGTGTTCATCAGACTTGTACGGTTTTCCAACAGCATCTCTCCCGAATAATGTAGTTTCATTTGAACTCGTAATAATAATCCCATCAGACGGTGATTCAATCCAATTTCCGGTTGTACATGGTTTTGCGCATTTTCTTTTATCACCCTTTCCGCTTTGAACCCAGATATATGTGTGTGTTGAAAAAATAGATGACGCGGTAATTGGGCTTTTAATTGTTAAAAATGATCCTTGACCATTTGCGTTTCCTATATGAACCACACCGTCCATAGTAAGAACATACACATTTGACTCATCAGTTGTTAAGTCTGTTATGGTGGTATTGTTTAACGGAACTTCTTGCCACTTTCCCGAGCATGGAATTTGGCATTTATATAGTTTTGATTCTTTGAAGCCCCATACGTAACCCGCAAGCGACGAAGAAACTTTTGTGAGGTCTCCGGACACATTTGTCCACGAATTCACAGATGATAATTGCGTAGAAACTATATTATCAATCGTGTCCGTAATCTGGTCAAACTCAGACATATTACTTTACTGATAAGGAAGGAAGTTTAAGTATCCGCCACGAGCTGTGTAATATTGAACAACCCCGCTGTCTGAACCGCGAGTTTTTTGTCCATCCATTATAACGCCGGTCGCTTTACGACCATTTGATGACTGATATTGTTTTAAATTTCCAACAATCACAGACTGACGCTTCATTGCTGTGAACTGAGAAGCATCACATGCTGGGCCCTTTTGAACACTAAGTTCCATATTCATCGCAACTTTTGTAGTTGACATTTATTTATGACCAAGAAAGTAATGGATGGTAAATTTGATGAGTATAAACGACTTGTTCTTTCCGCGATTCAAGAAAAAGATTCGGGGAAGCAACAAGATTTAATTCAACGTGTATTGGAAATAAACTCGGATATATCGCAAGATATTCGAGATGAACTTACAAAATTACATAGTAAACCATCCAGTGTTGAGATGATTCAAAACTTAACAGAACAGCTTATAGAATATCAAAAACAATATAAGGAAATTAAAGAATCAAACGACAAACTTATGACACTGCGAATGATATACGCAGATAATTCTCAAAAATTACAACAAGCGGAATCAATGTATAATGTTTATTTGATAGGAATTATTGTCTTGTCACTCATTGTTGCTATTTTAGTATTTCGTTCCGCGGTTAAGTCAAGTTATATAATCAATAATCCGATTACTACTGCACTAAGCGCTCCTAGCACTATGTATTGAGTTGTATGACTTACGGAAAAAATAGTTGTGCTTTGTTGGCGCATTTCCGCAGCGGTTAGTTCATCTTTTTCCTCTTGTAAATTTACTGGATCCGGCTCTAACCCTTTAATAATTGATTGAATACCTTGCTCAGCGCTTTCATACGCTGTTTTATATGATTGAGTTTTTGTCTTTGAATACTCAACATAATTATCAATATAACTTTTCGCCAATGTATGGAATTGTTTATCCATTTATATTTGTAACGCAGAATCTCCAGTGTGTATTTATTCCTGATGCCGGACACCATCCGGAAATTTCAATAATATCATTCGGTCTTGCGCCAATCCACTTTGCTTGAGGGTCTTGACACCAAATTGGCGGAAATGTCTTTTCAGGATTTGGGAATTTTTTAGTAATTTCATTTCTCTCCGCGTCATTCAAAAGTTTATGCGGAACCGAATAAATTTTATGTTTTACTAATACATCTCCAAATAAAAGTTTTTGATTTGTAAATATTTGAACAAGCGGATTCTCTCTGTTCTCAACGTGAGCACATAACATATTAAGAACAGACTCCGGCGGTTCATTCGGACTTACAATTATCATTCCCGAACGATGATTGTTTTCTTCCGCAAAATTTAGAAACGTATTGAATTCCTTTTCTGTAACACGCGTCTTTGAACTGAAAATAATTAGAACACCGTCAAATGTGTAAATTTTTGTCTCATCCAGCGGACTCCCTAGCGAATCGAAATCAGGTGCATTGAATCCACGAGACAATAACATAGTTTTTAATGTTGCGAGTTCACGTTCCATTATTGTAATTACAAAACAAATCTGAAAATTCTATCCGTTTTTAATTCAAATGAAGAACTTGCCATTTCTCGCAGTTCTAGCCGGAATACTTGTAGTATGGTTTGTTATTCAACGTATGTCAGAACCATTTGTGCCTGAGTTTTTAGATCAAGGAAACGTAAAAAGAACAGAGGACCGCGCTACATCGTCCTATAATCAGGAAACAAACCATTTTAAAATGGCACCGTCCCCTCAGGAACCTATCGATGGTGTTCAAACACCATTTCGCGTAAATATGTATAATTCATATATGGTTTAAAAATAATGGAATTTACGTTCTATATGTGTGGAGAAGGACTTGGAAATTATTTATTTAAAATAGCTGCAGCCACTATGATTGCTAATAAACTGAAAACTAAAAAATTAGTGTTTGATAAAACAATAACTTCACCCCATTCAACCATTAATTATTTTGAAACTATTTTTAAGAATTTCAATTTTGAACAACCATCGCCATATACTAATTTTATGATCATATCTAATTATGATTCATACATCTATCATGATTGGGTAACTATGTTAAAATATACTCCATTTTCAATTAAAATAAAGAACTATTGTCAACATTGGAAATATATAACACGTGAATTTATAGAAAAATTAAATTTTAATACAACTATCGTCGATAAATATCCATTTATATACGATAAAGTATTTATTCATATTCGTGGAGGCGATTATTTATTCATACGCAATCTTCCGGACTTAACAAATTATTATAAAAAAGCGTTGAAATGTTTTCCTGAAGATACAGAATATGTTCTTTTTACAAATGATTATGAATATGCTATGACAAAGGATTGGTTGCCTAAAAATATTATTGTTATTCACGAAAATGAAATAGACACATTATATCTTATGAGCAAATGTAAAGGCGGAATAACAGCGAACTCTACATTTTCATGGTGGGGAGCATTTTTAAATCCAAATAGAACATTAACAGTCCCTTCGCATTTTTTTAGCAATGATAAAATTGCGGAATCGTTTCACTTTCCAACCGCTACAGTTATTGATTTACATTGAAATGCGGATATTCTATCCCACAATTATCAAATAAATATACATTTCCACAGAAATCGTAATCGTTTTCTCTGAGAATAGAAATATTTTTATAGTTTTCATTTGGAAACGTTATAAAATTTGAATAGGCAATACATAGTTTTTGAAAAGGATAATACAATACTTGTTTCGCAAACGTTTGGTCTGACTGATAATAATCAATGTCTGATTTATCTTTTATAAAATTGAAGTATGATTCCTGAATGTGTAATCCCATAATTTTACGAAATCCGCTTAGTCCCATCATAAGTGGTTCACCATGATAAGGATGATCTCTAATAGTGAATATTCTATAATCTGACTTTATAAAGTCTTGTATACACCATATATCCCTGTTACCAAACCTACTGTCAGCATCGCGCGTAATAACCATATTAACATTCATATCATCAAGCGGAAATAATCTATATGACATTAATCGCCCGCCGGATGTATTTGTATGAATTAATTTAACATTCGGAAATGCGGAATATTCATCAATATACGCTTTTGGAACATCATTGCCAACATAAATCCATGTTTCAAAATCCGGAAATAACTCTCTAATTTGTTTTAAATTTTTTATAATACCCTGACAGTATTTTGTTTGAGAACCATATACGCAGTATGAGAACACATTTTTAGGATTAAAGTTTTTAATTGTTTGAATGCCGGCATCCAATTCTTCATTCAGCGTTTGTTGACCATCAATTGTAAAATATCTTGCGCCAAGAACATTGTTCTCACATAATATACTTAATTGAATTTCTGAAAAAAATGAATCATATACTCTACTAATCCAATCATCGCAGTGCCAATTTTTAAAAGACGGCGGAAAAAAATAACCAAACATATCTAAGTGTGTTCTATGAACAAATGAATTTTCAATAACAGGTGGTTTTCCGTTTAGTTGGCGACCAACATAATTTACCATATAACATGGCCCCACAACTCCGATATTATTGTGTTCTTTTAATTTTGAAATAAACAATGATGTCCAATTTTTATTTTTAATCACAATATCATCTCCAATTTGGAAGAAATAGTCATATTTTACGACATCATTATACGCGTATTTTGCGAGTTGATTCCAAGCTAACGGCGGGGAATGTTGACAATTTGTCAGCTCAAAACACTTAAATGATTCTGGTTTATTTTTTTTGAAAAATTCATCGTCATCATCATACCCTATAAAAAATGTATAATTAAATCCATCTTCTTTTGTTTCCTCAAAAGAAGGTAACAGCTGTTTATATAAATGTGTGTCTTGTAAACAATTATATGATTGATTACGAGAACATACTGGGACTAAGATAGCGATATTCATTAATTAAGGGACGCCAATCCATTCTAAATCAGAATATTTAAATACAACCTTATGTGGGTCACCATCTGTAACACTTATAAAACATTCTATTTTGTTATCGTTCATTTGTGTTGAAATACAGTATTCTATTCCGCTATGTTTAAAATAAAATGGAAGTGAAATGCGTGTTGGTTTAAAAATATCGTTCATTTCAACAAAACAATGATAGTATTTTCGAGGCATACAATATTCTACAAAATGAACTAAACAAATCCACTTATTATTGAATTTCATTGGATTTGCTGATCCGCGCAAATGTTCAAAAAATGGCGGTGTTTCGATCTCTTTATTATAAATAAATCTATTTCCAACAATTTTTCCAATTCTTAAGGGCTTCCAACTATAAATAAATTCGTCCGTTCCCGCGATATTTATCCAATTCTTTTCACATTCTCGGTTGAACGGAGAATTGATTCCAACGCAATTTGCCAATGTTTTCGTATCTAAATTATACTCACCATGAACAATCGCAATCTTATCCTTTACAAACTCATGATATGATGTTGCTGTAAAATTCAATTTGTTATTATGTTTATAGATTCTTAAGTCTTCTATACCTTTCACATTTGACGGAAATAGCGGTTGAGGATCTGCCATTTCAGCAATACACTCCATTGTTTCCAGATTTATGTAGGCGTTCTTAGTTTGAATGGGACTTCCATCTCGTGTTCTATATTGACTATCAACCGGTACTAAATAGTTTACAAATCGAACATTTACAAATGGATAATCCGATATAGATATCGCTGATGGACGGAAATCTCCTCCAAATACGTTTGGAATATCAAGTTTCGTACTTTCATTTGGAATTTGATTAATGTAAAACTTGAGATTAGAAATAACATTGTCAAAATGTTGATTATTTTTCAGTAGATAGCGAATACTAGATCGCAATCCTGATTTTCTATCCGGATTAACATAATATTCCAAAATACTCGCTTCATAATCAAATCCTCCAGAATGACAAAAGTTCTCAACAAATAAAACATCTTTCGGATATGAAATTTTTTGACCGATTAAAGTGTATTGATACGCCTTGAAGTGATGACCTACTTTTCGAAAGAATTCTGCCAACGCATACATAGGTTCACCGCGGGATGGTCTTAGCGTATACGCCTTTTGCATCCATGCTTCGAACTTAAAAACATCTTGTAACATTAGATAGCACTGTCCAATCATAAAATGAGAATACCATACTTCTTCATCCCAACCACCGGCCTTAATGCGTTTCTTATACATTTTAATTGATTCAGCAATTCTACCACAATCCTTGTAAGATTGCGCTAAATAGAACATATATCTAACATTTTCAGGGTCTTCTTTTAATCCATCTTCCAATAATTTGATATCGCGGGGAATCTTATCCGATTTACAACCGCCATCGTTTCTATCGTCAATAAAACAAATTGATTCTGGAATATTATTATGCGCCGGACCATCCCAATATTCATGCGTAACACCTTTACATTTCCAATCAAAATCAAATCGAACTAAACGACAATTGTAATACGTAAGATGATGATTTTTTTGTACAATTGAATATCCGAGCTCCGTTAGAGGATATGATTTCAAAGCGCCCTGAATAAAAACCATATCCGCATCTAACAATAATCCATACGTTTCAGATAAATTCCATTTTAAAGTGTCTCGAACATAATTTCGAGCACGCTGAAAACTAATTGTTCGATTATATCCAAAATTTTTCCAAGGTTCAACCGTCAAACATCCAACATGCGTTTCTAAAAATTTATTCACAATTTCTACAGTGTTATCTGTAGATCCTGTATCGCATACACAAAATGCGTCTACCAATCCTTCTACTGATTTTAATGAACGTTCTATAATTTTTGATTCATTTTTTATCATTGAAATCAATACGAACTTTACCATTTATTAAAAAAAGTTTAAAGCGTTAAAATAGTCTTCTCCTTAGGATGTTCCGGCACAGTTCCGGCTTCACGATGTTTCAATATTTCATTCCAAACTGATTGAATGCTTGGAAGATTTTTTTCAAGCCAATCTGTTTCGTGTAACACTTTACAACTTCGCTTTATCTCAAGTACCCAATAAACCATTGTCCAATCATCATTATTTACACACTCCTCTTGCTTCCAAGTTACCATATCCCGCGTATCATTCAGCAAATGATACTTTACTGTAACATCATCGATATGAACCGCAAACCATCCTTTATACTTTGATTGATTTGTGAACCAATCTGAATAATTCAAATCTAAAAATTTCATTTCGATATAATCACATTCGTTTAACTCTGTACACTCCATTTGAAGTTGCATTTGGTGATAATACTGCGGAGGTATAGGTGTTGAATCATTGAATATTCTTGAAATTGGACACTTAAATTCAACCAAACACCCATATCGAGAATCATTAACATCTTCTGTTATTATGATACCATCCGGAGACGCTCCTAAAAAAGATACAGTTGGATGATTCACACACGATGTATCTACAATTTTAACACCCTCGTTTTCCGCAGTATAAACTTCCTTAGCGATCGGTTCAAACCGCGTTCCCCATATTAAAGGCCTTGGAGTATTACCTTCCTTTGGAATTGTTGGAATAATTTTAGAAATCATTAATTCATATTTTTGAGACTCTGTGGCATTCGCCAGCGCTTTATAAATTTCAGAAGCGGTTAATAACTCTCCTCGCTTTATATGCCAACCGTCTGTTCGTTGATCATTTACACCATATTTTTCAAGTAATTTTTCAATTTTTGTTTTCTTATCCATTCTTCATAATAACTCAATTACAGGTAAATCTAAGATAGATTAATAATATGGAAATTAGATCTCAAGAAGAGTGGGTGCTTCATCGTCTTGAAAAATTTTATTCAAACCCTGAAAATTTTGAAACAATTCAGTCTATTTTAAAAGGTGAAACAAATATTTCACTTCGTTTAATTGACTGGTTTGTTACAAACTATGCAAAGATGTATAATATTTCATACACAAATAGTTCTCAAAAACATATAATCGTTTATTTGTCATACAAGTCGCATCTGAAAGCGTATAGTAAACGCATGTTTGACCCATTCTGCCGTTGGAAGCGTATTAAATTTAACGATTTAGAAACAACTGTTGGACAATTAAACTTTTTTGAATGGGCCATTACAGACGGTGTTTTAGATTATTTGAAAGATCACAGAGTTGAAATTCATAAGGACATGGAAAGTAGATTACAAGAAAATGTAAAAACAGAAAAGAAACGACATGAACTTTCAAGATCAGCTACAAAATCTTTAGCGCGTCATAATTCTAAAATTGTTGTCAAATTTGAGTAATAATGTTTTCCATATTAAGAAAGGGACTTGTATATGATTCATCCCGCGATATTTCGGATCACGATGATGATTATGAAAGCGATCTCTGGAATTATGATGGTAAAGATGTATATCGTGGAAGTTTTGACCCAGCATTTGTAAGTCAAAACTTACTTGTTTATTCGCTATATGATGAAAATTCAAATAGAGTTGGAGTTGCGGAACATGAAATGAATGCGCCTGAAGTATTTCATGCATTATGGATATACGACAATCCATTTGCTACATTATTTCAAGATACAAGATGGACATCCAAAAAACAAACAATATGGTCATTAATGTCACATGAAGCGTATCAAGATTGTTTAGAATCAGATGTTCGCGAAAAAGCACTCCAGTCTAATATTTTTTTAATGAAACCGTCTGATTTTATTTCTTTACCACAACTCTACAGTTGCGAAACTTGCGGTAAAAAATCGTTTGTAAAGTTTCAATGCGGAATTGAAACTGCTTTTGATTTAACCAAATTTACAATAATTTTTATGGATGACGACTTTATTATCTACGACAAACCTACATCGAACTCGTCACCGCCGCCCGACGCTTGCGAGGAGCAGGTGGAGGATTTGGAGGAGCATCCTCAGACTGAAGAGCTTGACCAGGGTTTGACTGAGACTCCTCTACAACAGTCTGACTCTGATCAGCCAGAAGAGCATCCGTATCCTCCTCATCCTCTCCAAAGATGTCATGAGCAGTCATACGAGCACGAGGATACACCTGAGCAGACTGAAGTCGCCACGTGACACCAAAACTAGTGCCATTAATTACATATACGGAACCGCTTACAACAGTCTTTGATTCAACCCCCTTCGTAAAGATTGAAACAAGCGATTCGGGTGTAGCATACATCTCGTTAAAGGACTCGTCCCAGATATTCATGCTCACCTTATTATCATACACTGGAACCTTCATGCGGAAACTAGGAGGATACTTTCCATTAGGAACATACTCACCTGTATCCAACTTATCTTGTGACAACCCAATAATACGCTTAAAGTTGTCTCGAACAACTTCCTCACTCTTCTTCTTACCAAACAGAGTACCGCTATTCTCTACAGCCCATGCAATAATCAAATCCTCCAAATCAAGCAGGAAATTATAGAACAAACTTAGCTCGTCAGTACCACTCGAACGCTCCTTACCATATGGATCACATCCCTTAAGAGACGCCATTAATGTATATGCAGTCTTACCATCCTCACCATCGCGAACCATTACACCACCTGGTAGCGATACACGGGGCAAACGAATTGCTAGATTCTGACCGTTGTATTTCAATGAAATAGAAGGACCACGATTCTTAACCTTTGATGGGCTCACCGTAAACGTAACATTCTTCACATTCAAATCGCGAATAGAAATAGGCTTTGTGTTCATTATTATTGTGTTGTAGTCTTACTTATTACGAATAAGTGTAAATCCGTTTTCATAATAATAAAACCATTTTTAGATAATGAAGTGTTCGTCGTGTAAAAATTCTAACAGTAATGATCGATGCGACAATAATGCCCTGTATGGTCTTATTTTTTGCGGGAAGCACGCTAAAATGAAAAACACAAGGCTGTGGGCTATCGTTAATAATGTTTCTTCAAAAGTCACTAAGATTCAAAAAATATGGAGAGGGTACTCTATTCGCAGTTTGATAAGGGAATGCGGTGTTGGATGTTTAAAACGATCTTTATGTCACAATGAAGATGAATTGATTACACTAGAGCATAAATCAAAACAATATCCGCTTGAATATTTTAGTTTTGAAGAGAATGGAAGAATTTGGTGGTTTGACGTGAATTCTATTGCGAAAATTATGACTTCAGAACTTTACCCTAAAAATCCATATACTAGGGTTCCGCTGAGTATCGAAACACGGAGAAGACTGCGGGAAATTTGTCATAGACGAAAAATTTTTGTGAATGAAAAGATTACGTCGAAATATGAATACATTGATAAAATGTGGCAATTAAATTCACAAATATTAGAAGAAAATGGATTTACAATACATCCGCTATCATTGTCTTCATTGTGTACAGGACAATATATCGTATTGCTTTCAATTTTTTTAAACGAAATGAAAACTTTAGCAATTGAACATAATAAAACTACATCCAGAAGACATCACTATATTGTATGGATAAAGAGTTGTCTACAAAAACTGCAGGAAACAGAGTCCGATGTACAAGTTCCTAAATTAATATATACAATTTTAAATGATTCAAAAAACCCTTATGAATATTGTTATATTTTTTCGGGCGCTCTATGGCGATTGTGATTTAAACAGGTCATAATATATAGTAGTATAACAACTGCGTTAGAAATGGAGGCAACGAAGACTGTATCTAAGACAAATAAGATGCCCAAGCAGACTACTACCGAGACTTCTACCCGTGGACGTAAGCCGGCCTCAAAGGCTGAGGTTACTGTCCCTACGACCACTGAGGTTGTAGCCCCTACCCCCGCGCCGGCCCCCGAGGCACATGTTGAGCCGACGCCTGCCCCTGCAACGACTACTGAGCCGGCTGTAGTAGTCCGAAGCGCTGAGACTATCCTAGCTACTCTTCAGGAGACGCTCCGTAGCCTGAACTCCGAGGTGTCATCCCGTCTTCGCTCCGCTGTTCATGATGCTCAGGAGGCTGTTAAGGCTCTAAAGCGCACTGTTCGTGACTCTAAGCGCCGTCGCCGTGTAGATCCGGCTGATATGACTCCTGAACAGCGAACTGCTTGGGAGGCCCGTCGTGCGAACAATGCCTTTCTAAAGTTGCGCCCTATTTCTGATGAGCTATCGTCTTTCATGGGTCTACCAGCCAAGTCTCAGAAGTCTCAGACTGATGTTACGAAGTTTGTATCCCGCTATGTTCGCGAGCACAACTGTTTTGACCCGAATTTTAAGCGCCGTATTATTCCTGACGCCAAGTTGGGTAAGCTCCTGCGCGTGAAGGATGGTCAGGAGGTGACTTACCTTAATCTGCAGTCATTCCTGAAGGTTCATTTTATTAAGACTGCATAAATATGGGGTTAGACGACACATTACACTATCTAGCGGAGTGGTTAGTTTTGATAACGTTTATTGAACTTTTAGTATTTGTGGTTTTCCTTGTTTTTTCAAAATAAGGTGGTGGAGATTCCCTCGAGTTTTATGAGAGCCAAATGGTTTTTCATAAAAACGAATTTTTTGAATCAAATTAAACTTGTAACAGATAAGATGCCACCTCCTCAAAAAAACAAAGGAACTCGTGGCGGACGTAAGGAAGTCAGTGTTTCATCTAAGAATACGAAGTTTATGCAGAACCTTATGGACGATATTCGTTCAGAAGGCGGTGTAGAAGATGTATTCATTGGACGTGTCACAAAGAAAATGGGAAATGCTCGAATGGAGGTATTATTTAGCGAAGGAGGAACTATTCGAACAATATCTGCACTAATTCGTGGAACATTCCGCGGAAGAAGAAAGAGACACGCATTTATCGATATTGGGTCATTTGTCGCAATCGGTAAAACTGGAATGGACGGTTCTCTTGAATTTGAAATTATAGCAGTTCTAACACGGCGTCAAGTTCATGATATTAGCGACGAAATGCCAATTGATCCGCGTGTTATTACAGATACCGGCGTTGTTGATAGTGAAAATGTCGGATTTGAATTTGATACTAGCGCAAATCCTCTGAAAGAAGAGGATGAAGAAGAATCTATTAATATCGATGAAATTTAGAGCTCAGTGTCAGTTAATATTAATTCATGTGGAAGTTCCAAATATAAAATTGTGCTAAAAAATGGGGTTGTTCTACCATCTAAAATCATAGACCTAATTTTTGAGTTTTCAATCAGCGTAGTCAATACTCTATGAAATAATAAATCTTGTTTTATAGAATCATTGATTTGAATTCTACAAACTTTTCCATCCCATCCACAAATATTTCCTGAACATGTTTCTTTATTTTTTAATTGTCCACATGGTGTTCTAATTTTTGATAAAAATTCCATTGGTTTTTTTGAATCAGTAAACGTAACTGTTTCTCGAAACCATTTCTTCAATAAAGGTTCCACACTACTATGTTTTGGATAAACTTCTTGTAACGCGCGTCTTAATTCTTTATAATCTGATTCTAAATCATTCGTAAGTTGGAATAATAAAAATTCATACACTTCAGACGAATACGATATATGGCGATATTCTTCGTGCAATTCTTCTGATTCTGAACCAAATACTAAATTTGATTCACCAAGATCAGACACAGTTTGAACAATACCATTTCCCGCGGATATAGGAATCCGCAACCCTGAAACTGTCAAAACTTCTCCACCAATATTTTCCTTAAACCCATACCCTTTATTGAATCTTTCCGCAATTTTCAAATACGATTGGACCTGCGCAAGAGATGGATAATCTCTAGCATCAGAATATCCTCGTAACTTAGACTGTGCTATATCAGGAATCGGAGCCGGCTGAAATGGCAAAATAAATTTAGACTTTGAATAGAACGCCTGAGCACGCCCAAATGGATCCAATATAACACTAAAATCATCAGATTCCGTAGACCTTAGAATATCAGGGAGCATATTAAATGCTTGGTCATATGACGGAACTTCAGTAAAACATGCTTTATTCCGCAATCGTTCAGCCTCTTTGTACGTTATAGGCTTGAAAGGACTTTCAAAAATATTTGAATTATACTCAAATCCTCGCGAAACGCGAGTAACGTTGCTTAATATATCCAAACTATCGCCTATTTGAAGCACAATGATTCCACGGGTTCTTGTAGGATTAAATCGTGTATGAAACAAACAACTCATAGACATTGAATCTAACATTATACGAAATACATCACAATTTAATACATGCGCACTATATTCAAGTTCATTAATAGCACCCAAATCTTTCTTATCAAACGCTTCGTCAATTCCAGATATTATTTTAGTCATATGTTCGCGAGATAAATCATCACTGTCAAACGGCGAAATATGTTTCAATGTATTTTCAATAGCCTCCAAATGAGTATTTCCCATATTTGCCCAATTTCTAACAAAGGAACATTTTAACAAAGATTCAATTGCTTCTCGCGGTTTTGGAATGCTCGTTTTTAAATTTAAAAATTTTGGAAGAGTTTCTGAAGAGTGCCCCATCCCTACGCGGAAAAACGCCTTCATTCCATTTTGAAAACGCCTACTACCTCCCAAATCATTATACGACTCGCCAATATTCAAAGATTTTATTAAGTTTTCAGGAAGATACGCCACACGATATTCGCCAATGTCTGTTTTTGATTCAGTTAATACATAATATTTGTCATCATTTATTTTTTCAGTCTTTTCATTTTTCTTTAATCGCGATTTCTTGAAACAACACGGCATCTGACGCCCATTCTTTGGAGATTTATAGTCAACATATCCGGGAAATACAAATCCAGTTTCTCGCTTTATAAGCGGAAATTCTCGCGGGTCATCATTTGAACTTGTTTGTAATTTTCCATGACATACTGGACATTTTGTTACACCATCTTCGTGTAATAATTGCGATTCTTGTAACGGTATTTGGTCTCGCATACACCAAAATTCAGGACATATAATTTTTCCATCAGGATTTTCAACATTTAATACTTTATCTTCGTCTTTTTCATTTGGATAGTACTCTGTTCCGGTCAGGCGTTCCAAATCTTTTTCAGACAATGAAATCGGTTGATGTTTCTGTTCACATTTCTTTGGGTACAGTAATGCGGAATTATCAAATGTTTCTGGATCAAATTGTTGTAATCTATTTTTAAAATAGTTGTATGTCGTAATTTGGCGCTGATTTGTTGAAATTTTTGTTTCTTCTTCTGCTGGTTCTATAGATTTTATTTCTTCTGGCGCTATTTCTTCTTGTTCCACATAACCAAATAAATCAGCATATTCGTCCACAAGCGCGGAATCAATATCTACAGCTGTTGTTGGAATAATAGAAGATTCCACATGAACGGTTTCTCTACGCTTTGGACAAACTCTTTCAACATCTTCTGCATCTGGGCTTGACAATATATATCTCAAAATATTTGAATATTTTACAGACTTTTCAAAGTTTGATGTAGATGACATTAATATAAAGTCCGGACCAACTCTAATAATTGGAAATCCGCGGAATGATTTTTCTGCTAAAGATGGATCTTCATCAAGCCGTGCTTCTATTTTCTGAATAAGCATTTTCGCATCTTCTGGCGTAATTGAAAATTCTTCAGCGATCTCTTTCGGATTAACGGTGTAATTATCCCGCATTATTTGAAGCAATTTGATCTCTATAGCGGATATACCGTCATTTGAATGATCAGACCGAAGTAAACTGAATTGGGATTTTGTTTTGTCTGAAATATCAAACACAGACGAAATACAATTAAATCTACGTAAATCAAATTCTTCTATTTTATTTGAGTATTTCGCATAAAATGAAACGTCTTGTGTATTCCATCGTCGCTTATCCAAATCAGCTGGCTCTATGAAAGGAACAATCGCATCAAACGAAGAAATCCATTCATCAATACTTTTTTGTATTTCTTTAATTGATTCATTGTTTCCTTCTTCGCGATGACAGGTAATGATTATATCCTTTTCAGTAATTGCAACTCTGTCAAAATTATGTTTTGTTGTTCCTCTAAACAAAATTAGTGTTGGAATATTTCTTGAAGGTTTTGTAAGCGACCACCATGTATTCCACATAGACATATCAACATACTGTTTTTTATTATTTGGATCTTCAGCATAAAATTTATGACGACTGACTTGCTCTTTTGATGTAAAATATCCTATATATGGTGTTTCTTTTGAAAGTGTTAATCCATAAAATATTTGTTCAAATCGTGTTCTCGCAGTGCTTCCGAAAGATGTTTGAATCCACGGAATGTAAAATCGTACACGTATAATCGTAATAGATTCTGGTTTTGGTGATTTCAAATTTAGAAGACCTTCTAATAATTTTGAATTTTTATCAAGAAGGCGTATTGATTCCTCTGATAATTGTGTTGGAGTTGTGGTTCTAAAAAGCGGAAAATAGATCGGCATATTTCCTTCCGCTTTTTCAGAATACTCAATAACCATAAATCGTTCTATTTCGTCTGTTTTAAAGAAGCTTGATAAAAGCATGCTGGTTTGTGGAATAGGGAATCTTGCCGCTGGAATACGCGATACTATCGGATTAATTTCTAATGGTGCTATGAAAGATTTAACATCTTCTACACCAAGAATTCTGTATTCCATAAAATCGGAATCCGGAGAATGAATTTTTTTCAAAGATTCTGGAACTGTCATCCATTCATCGCGGTCATACGGTTCAAATGGAACAGATGTATTTGGAAATCTATATTCAAGTTGATATGATTGAAACGCTTCTTTTTGAATAGGCTGACCGTTATATGAAATTCGCTCAAACAGGGTTTCCCAATTACGCGGATTTTGCGAATAATAATCCTTAGGCAATTTAATTCCTACCAAAATAAAAAGACGGTCTTGATGCGTGTCTATTGATTTTGCGATTTGTTGACGAACTGTTTCAATAGAATCGTCGTCAAAAAATGAAGCTGTATATTTATTTTTTGAATTATAGTCAGTGACTTCACGCACTTCCATTACTATGAGTGTATAGTTGTTTATTCGATTATTATACCTCCGTCACGATAATCAACGAGTCCATACTCGCTTTTTTTATCATTCCCTTTGGTATAAATCACCCAACCATTCTCAGTGCGTGCGTCGTACTCTCCATCCAATGGATCATAATTCAAAGCCTCATACACCCCCTTTCTATTGTCTGTAGTTTCTACTTTAAATGTTACACTAAATCCATCACCCCATTTTTCATTACCTGAAACGACATACTGGTCAGTAATGTATTCTACAAATTTTTCAGGGGAAGTAATCGTCTTGATATATTCCGCAATAGATGTTTTTGTAAAGAACGCGTCAGTGTCCGGTGTGTTGTCCTTATTTGTCCGATTAAAACGAAGATTAAGTGTTACAGTAAAAGTGTTCATTTTGTTACAATTCAATAATATGCATTTAAAAAATCCGTTTTTATCCTTTGTATATTTTACATGGAATACTATAGCGATTGTTAAGCCATTCTCGTGTTGGAATTTCTTTTATACGTCTATGTTGAAACAATAATATTGGAGTAGCATCCTTCATATGTTTGCAATTCCACCGCGGAATAAATCCACCCTTATAATTTGGATCTTCGCCTTTATATTTTACAAATGTGTAATAACCATCCATATTTTGGAATAGTTTTTGATAAAAAAATTCGTTTTTAAATAGGACTGTCCGTGATTGTTATTCCACAGTAAGGCGTTGGGCTATGTGAATAATTTACAGGAGTATAAATTTGAATACTTACTGCGTCGTGCAGTATTCTTCTGAAATTTGCCCAAAATTCTGGAGTATGGCCTATTGTTGTTGTCATTAAATGCGACATCTCGTGTAAAATCACAAACATTACCGTATTCGTATCTACAAGTTTATAAGGAGGGGCTTTATCGCGAAGACACACTACAATTTTATCGCCTTTATTTTCGGAATATGATGTTGAATCAGAAGTTAAATCGTTTTCACACATATTATCCGGCTTAAATCTCTCTATTAAAATAGCAACACGTGGGTCTGAAGCGGACGCAGGGTCATCTTTGTAATGCTGAATCAATTTATCAAGGTTTCCGCGTATTTCCGCCATCTTTTCACATGCGTCTTGTTTATCTGATAAATTCTGAACTTTATACTCGCGATTATCTTTATGACTTCTGACAGATACCAGATTTTTAGGACCACGTGTAACAGCATAGGCAATTGCCACTCCGGTTCCAAGCAAAACTGCGGGTATCATTGTTATAAATGAAAAACCTTTTTTTAATAGTTGATAACATATTCTAAATCTTGTCCTACCACATAACTTATGGGTGTTGTATTCGTACATCGGTGACAATGAAGGCACGCCGGCACATCATCGTAATAAGTCCACCAAAAGTCACATTCGTAATATTGTTCAGAATCATAAATATCCATCCAAGATTCTACAATTCGTGGAATATCATACTTATTCCCGCGTTTCTTTGCACGCAATTCCTTATTTTTCTGCTTAATACTCTTAGGCTTCTTTGGATCGGTCGGACGCGGTTTAATATACTCCATTTTCCTAGTATAACTTATATAACATTTTTAAAATTCGTTTTCAATTAAAAACGGATTCTTAAACCACAATCCAATAACTCTTAACCAAAATGAAGAGAGTTATTACAGCGGTTTACAATCTTAGTTCTATATTCATCATTCCAGATGATTTAAAGTTGTTGAGCAAAGAAGACAACCAAAAGGCAAATGATAAAACAGTTGGCGCTTGGTGGATTAAGTTTGATACACTTTATTACGTTGACGAAACCCTAAAAATACAAGAAATTGAGCCAGCATCTAGTGCGCGCGATGTTCAAGAATTAATAGGTTTTAATAAGCCTGATCGTATATTGAAGATGACATGACCGATTTATAAAACTTTTTCAGTTTATGCGTCAAGACCGCGCTTAAACGGGTTCGCCTCAATTGTGGAATTCAAGAATGGGCCAACTTTTTGTTGTGGGTTTGGATCTTCCGAACGAATATCCCATGACGCATTTCGGTTTGTTTGCGATACACCGGCCAATGCGGTATTTGTGTGATATCCTGCTTCAAGGAAATTCTGTCCCTTTAGGTCGCCCATGCTGGCCGGATTTACTGCGGCCCAAGACGCTCCTAGCTCACCCTTAGGAAGAAGTTCGCCCGGAGTCAATGTAGATTCTGTGTATGTGGACTGAGACGCCGGATGACGACCTTGCAGTGATTCAGACGGCTGTTCATTACCGCCGGCACTGTATTTCATTTTTCCCAAAGGTCCACCGTCAGTGAGGGGTCCCTGAACACCCAACGCACCTTTTAGTTGATCCATACCTTCGCCGATAACGCCCTTTGCCGATGAATATGTGCTTAGTAGATACGCTACAACAACGACACCTCCTAGAACAAGTGCTAAACGAGTTGTCTGCGAAGTCTTCATTCTCCGATTTATATCCAAACGAAGACAAAAAACAATGAAAAACCACCCTTTCGCCGACCCGATTGCTTTTTTATCGTCGCCGGAGTTTCAAAAATATTTTGAAATGAACATTCTTAGACCTATCCTTTCAAAGGTCTTTTCATACTTGTATCCCTACATTCTCGCTTTCACCATGCTCTGGGTGATCATGTTTCTTTCTATCATCATTATTCTGGTTATTCTTCTTCGCGCTAGGATATAGAATTTCTAATAACTGATGCTTCTTGTATTTCCATAAATTAGGAATACACTTCTCTTTCGCTTCATCACGCAATTCCTTTAACGTTAATTTTTCAATCTTAAATTCATTCGGAAGGTCCGGCATTGTCAAGAGTTGAATTAGCTCAGTTCGACTCTTGATATAATATTGCTTAATCCTACGACCCTTCGGCAAATCTCTAGCAATTCGCTTCAATTCTGTGAGTGATAAATTTTCATAGTCCATTCGAGTACCACAATTTTCCTATTCCGCTACAAATCCGTTTTAAGCATATCGTCATCACATGAATATTTTCCAAACAATGAACGCGGAGTTTTATAATATGCTTTTAAATCATTAATAATAGAATGAACCGGAAGTATCTTACCGGCGTAAATATCACTAATTGATCCGCTAAGAACAACCTGATAATAATTCAATAGTAACATAGGAACCATTTCAAATCGTAATACTTGCGCAGAATCACAGTATTTTTCAAAAATAATTTGTCCACCAACTTCAATTGTAAATAAACATGGTTTTGATATTTTCACCCCATATATTACACTACAATCTGTTGAACCTCCAGATACATACCACCTTGATTCACTTGTATTTGTTTTAAAATAATCTATATCAAGTTTTTTACAATACAATATGTTATTTAATGTTAAAATTTCACCATTATTTCGGATTTTACGTTGCATATTCCAAAATTCATCAAACGTATCATGAATAACATTTTCGTCTAGTTCTTTCTTAATTTGATCAATTGATATATCGCATGTATACTTCATATTATCAAACGAATTAACGACAAAACTAGTAATTTTATTATTATCAGCGTCATTAATATCATATAAGTCGCTAACTGAATTATATTCCACTATTTCAGGCATATTATGTAGTAAATTCAAATGAATTATCTAAACTAAACGCAATGGATGTCCTAATTTTTGCGGTGACTACAGTAGTAGCCATCATTGTAAGTTTTTATCTATTTGGACTTAGTAGAGTTCAATATTTAAAACAACATTGGGCAGAATACAGATGTAATCCGATTTATATGCCTATGGCCGGAATGGTTGGAGATAACATTGTTTCAAATTTCACAAAATGCACCATGAAGGGATTTCAAGATTATGCGGGGTTTATGATGGATCCGCTAATGGCGGAGTTTTCAATCGTAAATGACACATTAAGTGAAGTTGGTGGCGCTATGAACTCCATGAGAACTATGATGTCTTCTACAAGAAGCGGATTTTTAGGAATTATCGGCTCAGTGTTTGGAAAAATACAGAATCTGCTCAGCCAATTTCAATATACCATTGTCCGCATGCGAACATTATTAAGCCGTATCATTGGAACTATGCTATCATTCGTTTACATATTCTATGCTGGAATGGAAACAGGAACATCTGTCATGAACGGACCGATTGGAAAAACTGTATCATTTTTATGCTTTGACCCAGAAACACTCGTTGTATTAAAGGAAAAGAAAGCAATACCAATGAAATATTTGAATGTTGGAGATGTATTATATACCGGTGAACGAGTCACTTCAAAATATAAAGTGAAAGCGCGTGGTGTTGAAATGTATAATCTACTTGGAGTAATCGTTTCTGGACATCACAAGGTTCGGCTTGGTAACAAATTTATTAAAGTTCTAGAACATCCAAACGCATTAAAGGTTAAAAATAAATTTGAATATTTAACATGTTTCAATACAGATACTCACAGAATTCATCTACGCGGAATAGAATTCCTAGATTTTGTTGAATCAAATAAATACATACAAACAGTATCATCGGACTCAATGATAGAATTAAAAACAGGAGTTAAAATTCCAATTATATTCGCAAATGTTGGAATGATATTGAAGAGTGGCTCAGAAATTGAGGGAATTGTAGCACATGAAAGCGGATATCAGTTAATTACGTCATCTCATATATTTAAAGTGTATGATACTTCTGGTAATAGCCGTATGATATGTGACGAACTTCTATATTCTATGTAAGGTATAATGTTGTTGTTTTTCGGTTTGCCGATAGTGGCAGTTTTTATAATGTTCTGTATACATGCATATAGTTCATTAGACGATGTAAAATCAAATTGGGACCAATATAGATGTCACCCGATGTATATTCCATTTGCCAATCTTATTCGTCCTGACATAAGTGTCTCCGATAATTTCACGCATTGCCTTGATCGAATGGGAAATGATGTATTCGCACTTTTATTAGAACCCATTAATGCATTATTTGGTGAAATTCATTCATCTCTCGCGGAATTGATGAATCCTTTAAAACTTTTTAGAGAACTATTTGGACGAATGCGTAAATTTGTATTGAGCTTTGCAACCGCGACATTTTCAAAAATAACCGCGTCTATGAGTGTATTTGTTCACACGTTGATTAAGATTCGCGATTTACTAAAAAGATTTGTGGGAGAAGGATATATTGCTACGTTTTTAGTGAATACTGGAGTTGATTTCATTATGTCATTTGTCTATTTATGTATTTCAGTTATAAAAGGATTTGTATATGCGTTATTAGCAATTTCAATTATTTTAGCGCTATTTCAGCCGGAACTTCTCGCAGTAGCGGTCGTATTGGCGTCATTGATATCGGCATCTGGATTCTAAAAAATCATACTCGTAATGATAATAAAGATGGACAAAACCAGTTTGGTTATAGCATTTTTAGTAGCAGCGGTCCTTGCTGGACTTTTTATCAAAATGAACGGCGGAGTTCGCGGTAGAGAACCATTTATGCAACAAGAAGTTGGAATGCCATTGGATGGGCAGGGTATTGGGCCATATGACCAAGTAAGTGTGGGATCAGTGTCTGGGTGGTCCGCTACGGAAGCTACACCGATCGTTTCATCGCTTCCATCTCAAGCGGATAAAAGTAACGAACTTATGCTCATGGTTGGCAATAAAGTAGATCCTGAATGTTGTCCAGCCGCATTTAATACGGATACCGGATGTGTATGTCTGACAGACCAAGATAAAGATTTATTTGCTCATCGCGGAGGAAATCGCGCATAAATGTTTACACAAATAAGTATAGTAATTGTTAATGGACACAAAATCTATTTTTGATGAGTGTGTGAAAGAACTTCAAACCGCTTTTCCAAATGTTACGTTCGACGTATCTTTAAATATTGAAGAAGCGGTTTCTGATATTGAAGATAAATTTTTACCAAACATCCTTAAAATTATTAAACATGATTCTGATTTTTTTTCAGAATCCCGTATGATGCTTGGAATAAATCTTTCGCAGTTATGGGAACTTGCGGAAACAGAAGAGCAAAAAAGTGCTATTTGGAAACAAATTTTGTCGGCAATTATTGGTTCATTCTTACATGGGGATATCAAAAATAAATTTTCAAAGATATTGAGTGTTGCCAAAAATCTTTGGAATGGTTCTGGGCAGGAGAATGATGAAATAACTCGTATTTTGAATGATGATGAATCAGAAAGTCGTTTGAAAGAAATTTTTGACTTTGTGATGCAAACTAGAATTGCTAAAATTTTTATGGAAATTGTGGAATCATTTAATGTAGATGATTTTGAAATTGATAAGCCGGAGGATATTATGGAATTATTAAAGAACCAAGATAATCCTACCTTTAAAAAGATTTCAAGAATGATTCAAGAAAAATTTCAACGTGGTCAATATTCTAAGAATGATATTGAACGGGAAATTGAGGCTATAAAGGCAAAAGTTGCGAGTGTTTTTGGCGGTATGTTTAATGACATGTTAGGCGGTCAGCGAGGTCATACTTCATCGCAAGTATTGTTAAGTAATTCTCCAGAAGCTCGTCGTCAACGCATGTTGGCAAGATTACAAAAGAAAGTTCGTGATAAAAAGTAATATGTCGGAACACATCTGGTTTCAGGACCCAAGCGTATTATTTTCGCCAGATACTTGGAATAAATTTGTTCCAACACAATCCATGACTACGACTCAAGCATTGAATTCCGTTGTAAGATTTTCAGTATATTTTTCGGTAATACTATTCTTTGCGACAGGTGTTAGTGGTTATATCATGGCTATTCCCGCGGTAATGGCTTCCACGGTTGTGTTACATACTCTATTTCCGAATGGAAAGACATTAGAAACATTTTTAAATAAGGCATATGAGGGTAAATTTACAATGCCTACCGCCGCGAATCCGTTTATGAATCCGCTTTTAACAGAGATTCAAGACAATCCAAATCGCGCGGACGCAGCGCCAACGAATCGCAAAGATGTAAAAGCTGAAATCTACAAGGCTTTCCAGAAGACTACAGATTTATATATGGACACAACAGACATGTTTGACCAAGCTCAGGCGATGCGAACATTTCATACTCTACAAGGAGCCACCATTCCAAATGACCAAGAGGGATTTCTAAAATGGTTATCAAAGGGTCTTGATGAACCGGATTACTCTTCAACTGCCCCTGCGAGAAATGGTAAAGTTCTAAATGAAGGATATGTCCACGCAAAGGGGTCTATGCGGGACTTAACGTCTACGACGAGTAAGCCGTCTGGAACCACGCCTTCTGGTGGATTTGCGCCTTCCACCACTAAGTAATTTCTTTTTAAGTTCTTCTTTTGGCATTTCTCCGCTAGCAGTCCCTATCTGTTTCCCATTTCGAAATTTACGAAATTCAGGAAATCCTGAAATACCAAGCTCCGGCGGAACAAACTCGCTTTCCACCAAATAAAATTTCATATTCGGCATTTCTTTTTGGAGTTCCAAATATGGCTGTCTCATTGCTTCACAATGACCGCACCCGCTTAAATGAAAAAATATTATAACCGGCGTTTCCGATTTCATAAGTTGACGCACTCGCCCTGTGTCTGCGATTTCCATTATATATTGTTTTTTAAAAACAAATGGAAAAACACTGGAGCGGATACATCACCGCATTAAATAAACAATCTATTCCAAAATCATCCGACGCATATCAAACCTCTGATTCAAATATTGGTGTATCCGGATTTCTAGATTTAACACCAAAACAACCGCAAATTCAGGCAAGATACGACGCAATGTCCGGAGAATGGGCCGGAATAGCCCCAACAAATAAAGCAATATCACAAGGACTTTTTTCAACAGACGCCATGCCCTTCACTGCGGGGGCTGTAGCGAAGAAATAAAAGACTGAAACGTTGAATTATATGAAGAAGCAACAGACGTGATTTCAGAATATTTTGATGCCAATACAGTCGTATACGCTGTCTTAACCGCTGAATCCGTTACTGTATTGTAATCATTCACGAGCAATTTATAAACATTTACTAACTGTAATAAATTGGGCGGAAGTTGCGGAATACGCGTAGGAAAACTTATTGTGCCGGTAGGACCTGTAGACATTTACTATATCAATAATATAATCATTTAAATCTGTATCAATGGTTCCATAGTTATTGAATATGTGAAGTTATTAAATGTAAAATCCGCAGATGAATCGTAATCGTTGTTAATATAGATTTGTGGCAAGTATGAGATTACATTAACACTACTACTTTGCGGTAAAGAATATGTATCCACTATTACACCAGTAGCAACATACTTAGCATCCGAACTTTTATAAATCGGTGTTATAATATACGCGAAATCTGTTGTAAACATCTGACCATATACAATTTCTGTATCATTCGGATTTATTGTAAAATAAATACCAAATGTAGTTTGAACGTCCGTAGAACACTTAAATGTAAATGTAACTCTAAATAATGTTTGAGAGCCATCTGTCTGTATCATCCCGAATGAGGTAGAATTATCTATTTCAACATCTGTTGAACCTTTCGTAATTGTTGAAAAATCTGTAAGAGATGATGGGAATACATGATACACGCCTGACGAAGATATTTGTGGAGCACTACTCGTGATATCTGGAATAGGATAAGAATTCGGAGTTGTCATAATTACACCATTACCAGACCCATATTTACTAGTAAAACCTCTTCCATCATACGCCATACCTCCAATTGAAGTTATTAGCATTCCACTAGTACTATTATCAGCAAATGCTGTTCCAGCATCATTACTTAAAAATAGAGTGCCATTATTCATACTCAAATCAGATCCTAATATAACTCTTTCAATAGAAGAATCTAGTAAATAATTTCCATTCATATTTAAATTAGAACCAAGTGTAATTCCATTTGGATTCGCAGTATTTTCAATTGAATTATTATTCATATTTAAATTTGAAAGTAGAGTTACTGCACCGGACACTGTATCTCTTAAAGAATTTCCATTCATATTTAAAGTAGAACCAAGTGTAACCCCATTTGGATTCACAGTATCTTCAATTAAATTATTATTCATATTTAAAGTAGAACCAAGTGTAACCCCATTTGGATTCGCAGTATCTTCAATTAAATTATTATTCAAATTTAAATTTGAAAGTAGAGTTACTGCACCGGACACTGTATCTCTTAAAGAATTTCCATTCATATCTAATGTTGAACCTAATAATACAGATCCGCGGTTATCCTGAATTGTATTTCCATCCATATCGATAGGTGTAATAATCAAAATTCGTCCATTGGTGTCCTCAAGTCCAACATTATTCATGTTAAAACTTGTTATTGACGAATATAACGAAAACCGCGTTGTTCCATTAAATGAACCAAGATCTACTGTTCCGGTAGGTCCTGTAGCACCGGTTGGTCCTGTAGTGCCGGTTCTTCCAGTAGGTCCTGTAGAGCCGGTATAACCAGTTGCTCCTGTAAAACCTGTATAACCAGTCGGTCCTGTAGCGCCGGTATTTGTAGCCGTTCCGTCAAGTCCATGTTGTCCAGTCGGTCCTGTAACTCCTGTCGGTCCTGTAACACCAGTTGGCCCCAAACTACCCGTTGGATAAAATAAGATATTTTTCATTGTGTAGGTATTACTCAAATCCCCATTATTCGCATTTGCTTGACCAAAACATATTACAGGATATACTGTTGATAAATTCGTTACAGATGCAATTTGACTTCCATTCTTATAAAAATACAGATTGTTTGTTCCATCAAAATATATAGATAATATATCACTGTTACTATATGAAATATTGTCGGTAATACTAGAACCTGAACTGTTGCTTACATAAAAAATAGATGTGCCGGTAGAACCATAAGTTAAATTAAAAAAATAAGCGAAAGATGTATCTATTGGACTAGTTGGATCGTCTGGAGATGTTGTTATACCTATATTAATACTATCATTGTCGGTTAACATCACTGGTGGTGAACATTGAAAATACCATGCTGTTCCTAAATATTCTTGTGAATAAAATTCTTGAACGTTTCTATTATTTTGATGAAATGTTACTTGTGTAGCATTATCAATTGATGTTACGCTGTAATCATCGGGTGATGTTAATAAATTCACAAATGCTCTACCATAAGAACCGGTTGGTCCAGTATGACCTGTATTACCTGTAGCACCAGTATTTGTAGCGGATCCATCAGCTCCTTGATGTCCAGTTGGACCTGTAACTCCAGTTGGTCCTGTAGCACCGGTATTTGTAGCGGTTCCGGAAGCTCCAGTTGGTCCTGTAGCACCCGTATTTGTAGCTGTTCCAGCAACTCCGGCCGGTCCGGTATTTCCAGTAAATCCAGTTGGACCAATTGTACTTATTATAAATTCCCAAGACATACTCTAGTTATATAACATTAATCTTATTAATAATAGCAAAACGCAGCATTTGTGTTTCCTGAATAACTAACATTAGTATTATCCTTCCATATTAATTGTGAATTTCCTGGAGTTCCTGTAATATCTTGAATGCAAATTACATAACCATTCCCATTTGGGTTATTCAACGAAGTATGATCACTTTTTGATGAAGTCACAATAAACGGTGCTAATGTCTTAGTATCACCGGTGTTCAATGTTATTGATTGAGTAGATGGGTTAAACGAAGAAACAGTCGGATCAAAAACCGGTGCATTAGTACCTATCCCGCCTAAAGGTACATTCGCTAAATATAAACCAAACGTTTTAGGTCCAGTTCCACCAGTAACCCCACTTAAAGTGAATGATAGAGACGGGCAAGATACGCTGATTGCCACAATAGTTCCGTTCGTACTATTCATAATAAAACTTCCTGATGCATAAGCCGGCTTTCCCCCAAATACAGAACCTATAGGAGTTGAATATGTACCTGTATATCCGCTAACAGTCACAGCTGAAGCCCCAGAATATAAACTTATTAAACCACCATATGTGTTCGTAAAATAATGTTTATGTATCGTATCTGGTTGAGATACATTAAATCTATAATTTGAAAGATTCGGAATTGCGGGAATATATTGATCGTTTGAAATTGATAGTGGAATACATGATGCCAAATACAGTATATTTACAGGAGTTGTGGTTGGTGGTAATTTTATAGAATCGGTACCATTCGTCGGATATATTTTAACAGAACTATCCGATGCTCCTGTAGATCCACCTAAACACACAAATGCTCCTCGTGAATTTGTTGAGCCTATCTGTAAATTGACATAATATCCAGGGCTAAACCGGCTGAGATTCCCGCCATATGTATTTGAGCTTGTTGGAGTTAATGCGTACACAACCATATTTGGAACATCAGTTATAACTGTCCCTGTAGCACCACTGGATCCACCAGACAAAAACACTGTATTACCCGATGATGTTTTAATATTGTGAGTATTGTATGTGTATGCGCCACCAGTTGAACCAACCCAAGGTAAATAATAATTTGGAGCAGATGAGTTGGTATTATTCATTGTAAAATAAGATGATCCGGTATTTCCATAATACCATAAATTTCCGGATAACAAATCAATATAATAATCGCCTACTTTACTAGTTAGATTATTGGATATTGGGTCGTTAATTCCATTGTAAATGATTGTTCCAGTATACCCCGTTGGACCAGTATATCCTGTTGGACCACTAAATCCAGTTGGACCGCGGACACCAGTCGGATAATATCTAATGTTTGTTGCATTATATACAGTAGAATCATCCGTATTCGCCAAAATTTCCTGATTCAAGTAAAATCCACCAGTCAATGTTACATTTGTACTAGTAATCAACGAAGATCCAGTAACCTCATCATTTTGATAAAAATACAAAGTTGTTCCATCATAATACGCGGAAAATAGATCCCCTGGTGAATACGTTCCTGTGCCTATCGGATTATTGCTCGAATAATCATTGCTATAAATTCCAAATGTATCTACCCCGCTTCCGGCTCCACCTAAATTAAAATAAAAGTAATATTGTTGAGTACCTGTAACACCACTAGAAACATTTGTTGTTAAAGTTCCCACGTTATTGTTCGCTATACCAACAGCATAGTATTCGCCTGAATGATTAAATACTGGCGGAGTTGCTTGAAAATAAAACCCTTCATTATTTGGACCATACGCTTCTGCTGTCGTAAAATATACCGGAGTACCTCCACCCGGTCCACCTTGAATTGATGTTGGGGAAGTTACACTACCAGCACCGCTACCAACCATTTCAAGTGTCATAAACGTTGAACCATCATTTCCCTGATCTCCTTGCTGTCCAGTAGATCCTGTACAACCAGTGGGGCCGGTATAACCCGTAGGTCCTGTAGTTCCGGTCTGGCCAGTATAACCTGTATAACCTGTATAACCGGTTACTTGAACTCCGGCAAACGTATCTAAGAATGACCAAAATGGTACTCCTCCAGTATTTGAACTAGAATATGTTCCAGTATATGTCCCAGTATATGTCCCAGTTCCGGGTACTACTGCGGAGAATAGATATGCTGAATTTGTATCTGTTACGATAATGATGTCACCACTCTGAACACGAGAAATTGGTCCGCGATATAACAGTGTTCCGGGTGACGAAGATGATGGAACTGAGAATAATTGACCATGACCAGTTGGACCAATACTCCCCATGTCGGTCGTATCTGTCGGAACATTAATATATGATCCTGTTGGAGATGACCCATTATAAGTACTAGATAACATCAAATAGTTCAAAGATAAGTTAATTGCTCTATCTTGAATCCATGAACGACCCACAAGACCTTGTGTAGCGGTGTATCCAAATGTTCCGGCATAATCAATTCGTGCTATAGGCGCAAATCCAGCACCCGGCTTACCTGCGTCACCTGTAGGCCCTGTATAACCGGTATAGCCGGTTACAGTTGACGCATTCCCAGTAGGCCCCGTGAAACCGGTCGGTCCAGTTGCTCCAGTATATCCTGTTGGTCCTGTAACACCGGTCGGTCCAGTTGCTCCTGTAAAACCTGTATAACCGGTCGGCCCAGTTTTACCGGTTGGCCCTGTAAAACCTGTATAACCAGTATTTCCTTGAGGACCCAGTTGACCGGTACTATAAAAGCGAATATTTGATAGTGTAATATTGCTACCTAAAACACTTCCATTTGAAAGAAGAACTACATTGGTCTTATCAGATATGGCACTATTAGGTATACCATCATTACCGCCACAGGCAAGTATACCATTAATATATAATGTTATAGTTGAGCCATTCCAGTATCCAGAATATATATCAGTGCTACTACCATTGCTGTTTGTCGATAAGACGTTCCCATTAAATCCATAAATATATACATGTTCAGAAGTAACTCCAAAATATGGAAATAAAGATGAACTAAAATCTGTTGCAGAACTATTATTAATCCCAACATATATTTGATCGCCTGCATTCGATGGTTTAGTCATTTCAAATTGGAAATATAACCCTTCCGTATCTAAATTGTGAGACTCGCTTGTAAAATAATCGCCAGATCCGCCACCGGCGCCAGTAAAATAAACAACCGAAGTTGGAGTTGTTACAGAACAATTATTTCCATATGATGTTAATGTCATAAATGATTGCCCCTGTTGTCCAGTTGGACCGGAATATCCAGTATAACCGGTATATCCTGTGTAACCAGTTACACCGGTAGGTCCTGTAGTTCCGGTTGAACCCTGTAATACAATTCCAGTGAACTCCCAAGACATCTTTGTATATTTTACAATTTTTTAATTTGTAAATCTAACTTATTCTGTGATATACGTAACCTGTTGTTTTATCAATATAAAAATCACCAATACGTCCTGTTGTTGAATATGTACCTGTAGGACCTGTATTATAAGAATACCATTTTATACCGCGTTGTCCGGCCAGATTAATTGAAAAATTTTGATTTAGATGATATGATGTCCCCAACACATTGGTTATGGACACCAACGAAATTGCTCCAGTAACTGAATTATAGCTACTTACTATCGCTTCAAATCTAGTTGATGGGTCACTTAAGTTTGTCAATATGGCGGTTTCATTGGGGCTATACGCTAATCCAGAACCGACATTTAGCGAGTTAATGAACGAATTTTCAGGAGGAATTTCGGAAAATGATATTTGAAATTCAGAATAATATGTTGGAGCAGTTGGTCCGGATATTACATCTGATAAAAATGTGCCTTGATATACATATCCAGAAATCCACAACGCATTACTATCTGTATTTGTTAAATCAACACTTAATGACGGAGTTGATGATAAAAAAGTCAATATACCGCTTCCATAATCAAATACAAACGGACATACGCTCGTATTACCAACCGGAATAAACGCTGAATTTGTAGAAGGGGTTCCAGAAGTTCCTAGTGGTGCCGCATAAAATTGCGGAACAAAATCTAAGTTAAAACTCGGATTTACCCAATTTGTATATCCAGAATTCCATGATATTCCTTTTAATGAAGTTAAATCTGTAGTATGGATTGATGTCATCGGTTCAAATATATATCTAACAATTCCAGCCGTTAAAGAATTTGATTTTCCAGTTTTAAGAATACTTCCCTGCATCCAAATATTCTGGCTTGAAACAATCGGAACTATTGGATACGCTTCATTCGCAGCGGAAACTGTTTGTAATGATGATACGGCATCTGTCTTTACTTTCCCAGCAGCGTCTCGTTTAAAGACGTAATCTAATTCAGATAATTGTTCTGCCGACATATCTATCTATTAAACAACATTAATATCGTTTATATTAATACTACCCGAAAATCCTACATTTATCCAAATATTTCCACCACTTGCCCCAGAGGATAAATTATATGTTGTCTGGTCCGCAACATTTATACTAATTTGAAACGCGTAAGAATTTCCTGATACACCATTTTGACATCCTCCAGAATTTGTATACGCCACACTTGCGTCATACCATCCATAATATGTATTACGAACAGAATCGTGCCATTGAACATGCAATGAGTGAACTGTAGGAGACCTATTGGAATTCCCCAATAACACAGTAAAAGACTGTAATACAGCGCTGTTTGTTAATTGTAACGTTAAATATCGAACACCAGAATTTGATGCTATAGTTTGCGAAGGCAACGTAATTCCAGACAATAAACTTGTTAAATCTGTATCAGCATAAAATTGTTGGTAGTACGGCAAATAAAAACAATCATAATTCGTTATACTAGCCGGATTAAATGATACTAAATGCGGAATAGACGGTGTTTGAGGTTGTGACGATTCTAAATTAGAAATAGAAATTCTAGTAATTGCGCTTACTCCCGAAATTGTTTGATTCAGTGGAATATTTGTTTCATACGACGCTTCCCAATTTGTTCCAATATATCCTATGTTATATTCATTATAACTTCTGGACAATCCTTTCGCATTTACCAAACTGAATGTCAAATTATCCGTTTGACTATATTGGTCGCCATTCAACGTGTAACTGAATTGTGTGTTATAATACGTAACATTCGTTCCACTACTAGCGGGGAATGGACTACTTGATGAATAATATAACTTGCTCGTATTTTCTAAAATCGTTGAACTTCCGGATTCATCATTAATTGTAAGAAAATTATATGGTAAACTCGAGTATGGAATTATATTATAAATGTTATTAAATGAAAGACTTCCGGTTGGAAAATTAATAATACTTCCATTTGAATAGTATTCTATACCGCTAATATACACTGTATTTGTGTTTGTGAATGATGGATTGGAACTTGATAATGTTATAAGCGGATATCCCATAGAATCATATGCGCTAAAATAAACTGTCGTTGAAACTGTTTTTACACTATAATTTCCAATTCCACCAGCATTTTGTGTTGATATGTTTACTGTAATCGTATTTGTTCCTGTAACTAATGAATTTATTGGAATAGTTTTTAATACTACATTGTGTCCAGTAGTTGATGGGGCAGGAGTTGGCGATAAGTTATTGTAAATAATGCTATTATTGTTTATGAATTTAGCGGTTGTTGTACTTATGGATGACGGTGAGCATGTATATGTCAAATCGTAGTATGATGAATTTCCATATAGCGTTGTATAAACATTTACTTGCTTATTGCCTTGGTCATAAACTGCGGATACAGATGCATCCCAAATAAACGCGTTTAGTGCTAGATTTCTGAGAGCATTTATGTCTGCTGAACCAACATATGGTAAATTATTCCATGTATCGCAAGATTCATTTCCTATTTTCATCTGACCTGTATCACTTTCAACCCCCGGTTCTCCTGGTCGAAGTATTGGATTCTTTGTTGTCCAATCCGAAGCAATCGCTCTTCTTAATTGAAATTTTACATTTGTAGGCGGACAAGCCGGCGGTGGACAAGCCATTATTTTATACCTTACAAACAGTAGTATCTATGTTTCCTCCATCATAATACACAATCGTATCTTCATCACCATCCAAAATTGGGCAAAAATCATCATCAATACCACCACCTTCAAATATTTGTTCAGGCAATACAGGACACGGATTGATACACAATAGAGGACATATTGCGGTTAGAAAAAATGTTTCATACGCCCCAGTTGATGTCCCTGTTGTTGTTCTTGATTCCTTCAAATTTGATTTTTGTAATCGTCCGGACTGAATAATAGCCTTTCTCCGCGATGTTTCCGTGTATAATGACGCATCTCCATTTTTAGATTGGATTTGTTTTGTTTTACCAACCTGCTCACCCCACAACGCACGCGGTTTCTCAGGTATTATCGGCGCAGGTATCGTAAAATACAAATATCCAAGGTATAAAAATGGTATAGACAACAATCCTATAAAAATCAAATTTAAATTGATTTCCATTATAATTATAATTCAAATGGATTCTATAGGGCCTACAGGAAGCGATGCCGGACCTACAGGAGCTACAGGGACTACGGGGACATATATTATCACAATTGATGAATTAACTTCTACACAAGAGGCTATTTCTCAGCAACAAATTACTAATTTATCCGCGTTACAAGCGGTATATCAGCCTGATCCTAATGTATTGAAGAATCAACTTATAAGTTGGGCAGCGCAAGGGTTTCCTTCAAATTGGGTTGTATTTTCATTACAACTGAATCCTCCATCTGTTTGTTTAGACGGGCAATCACGTCAATTTTATGAATATGCCCAATATTTATTGGGAAGCACACTCGCTGAATGTATTTCTACACTTAATAATCAAGTTCTTGGAGTTACATTTAACTTTTTCTTAGCAGATATAAACACGCTTGGGCTGAACGTTACAAAAGATTAAGGTCTTGTTTTGAAATATGGATGAGTGCTAACTGGTTGGTTTACAAGTGTAATTCCCCATTTAAACCCTAAATATGCTTCTACTTGCATATGTTGATAGTTTGTCAATTTATTGCTGAATAAAATAACTTCGTTAATTGTTCCAGTCATATTTCTTGAAATATACTTTGTTGAAAGTTGTATTCTAGAACTTCCAGTGCTACCTCCGGAATTAATTGCATCTATAATCGCAGTAGTTAAATATGTGCCGGAGCCATAATTTGGATTAAATGATCCATTCACATAATAGTTGCCATTTCCAAAATCATTTGAATTTCCACTACTTGCAGGTGTTCCGGACAATACTGCGTTAACACATCGAACAGAATAATCACTACCAGTTATATCACTAAATGATATGATATATGCATAACTAGTTTTTACTCGCAGTCCCACAACTACGAATAGGGTTGTATTTGCCGTTACATTTATGTATGTTGAAGATTGCATAACTCCATTATTTGCTTGACTTAAATATACTCCACTTCCATATGTTGGAGTTCCAGAATTTGTATACACATGATTACTGCTTCCAGATTTGTCGTTCCACTGAGTTACTTTTGAACCACTAAATGAAAAAGTAGAATAATCATTTCCATCCAACCATAATATACAGCTTGGAATATTCAATGGACTCGCTATTAGCCCTAATGTATTCTGTAATCCCCACTTCCACCCCAAATATCCTTCAATATATTGAATTTGTTGGTCGGTCAGAGCATATCGAAAAACTATAATCTCGTGCAAATTTCCTCCAAATAACTCACCCAAATACGGGTCCGCATTTGAATACGCTCCGGCACATATATTTGAAACAGTGCCAGACAATTGAAGGTTTGAAGAATTTGTTGTACTTCCATTATCAGTTCCATTCGTACGGCTAATATTCGTAAGACCACGCCTTGATGTTGTTAAAATTGTTGGAGTATTAAGTGCTAATTGTACATTAAAATTTGTAGACTGATTTGTTGAGTTGTTTCCGAGATATACATAACCAAAAAGATTTGAATTAACTCCAAAGTGTGTATTTCCACCGCTACTAATATTAAATATGAATCCGGTAGTAGAAGATGATTGAGTCCTATTTGCAACTATAAATATTGTAAATTCTGTATTCGATGATATTGTTGCGAACTGATTGAAATTATAACTGGTTGACGAATATAAATAATTTCCGTAAGTTGAAGGAGATGTAGTTATGGTATATACTATTCCGGGTAATCCATTCAACAAGTTTTGTGTTAATGTGGGTTGATACGATGTATTTGACTGCGTTAAAGCCAATCCGGACACGAATCCGCCAGCCGATGCCCATAAGTTCACAAGTGAGCCGGACGAAAATCCAATTGTAGAAGAATTCGCGGCATCAAACCACGCTGCTAATCCCTGAATATATAAATTTGAATCCGATACAGAATTATATAGCGGGGCTACAGTGTTCAAATTATACGGATGAATAAATGAATTTCCAGAAGTAATACTTGCACCTCCCAACAGCGCACGACATCCGTATTTGTCCGCAATCCACCCTTCTAATAGTTGTCTTTGATCGAGTGTAAGTGTTCCGCTAAAAAATAATATATCACCAATCTGACCTTCATAGAAGTATCCATTCAATGGATATGATGAATATGTTGATGTAGCAATTGTATCTGCTCCTATGCGAAGATGACTTATGCTTAGCAATGTATTTGTTTGTGATGAATTTGTTGCAATATTACTTGTTGCAGATGAAAAATTTGAATATCTCCATCCACCAACTGCGATTGCTTGTGTATTTGCTGGAACATCTCCGATAGCTGAACCAGTCATATTAAACTCGAATGTTGTAATTTGAAATCCCGTATTTGTTGAGGTGCTTGATGCGTATTGAATACCATTGTTGTAATAAGTTGTTACCTGTAGAGCAGTATTATTGTGTTTAATACCATATCGAGATGCCGGACCGGCATAATTTGCCATTTGTATTGAAAAATCTCTTCCACCAGATGTTGTATCTCCACCACCATATCCTCCGGCCGAATATGCTCCAGCTAATATTTTTGATTGTGCGCCAGAACCTAAATTTGAAGCCCTAGACGGAGGTAATGTTATAATTAAATTTGGATAGTGTGTTACAAAAATTCCAGTAAATAATGATGATGGTGATAATATTGGATTCGCGGTATTTGAAACGCTTTCAAGGGCGTATCCATTTAAAGGATACATCGCGTAACTATCTGGTCTAAATTGTACTATATCAGATGACGATAAACTTGTTAAAGACCCTGTTACATATGTAGTTGATAATACTAAAATCATTGTTGAAGAAGATGGCGCTGATGCTAGCTGATATACACCATTCAAAGTATTTGCGTTTGTTGTTCCATCTGATAATTTAGAACTTCCTCCAAAATTTATATATAGATAATCATATGTTGAAACATTATGAGCAACTGCAGTAGACCCGTATCCTGTTGTTATACTTAATGTATTTCCTGTAAGAGTTGCCGTAGCGGAACTAAATGACGCTCCACCAGTTGTTGAATTCGCAACTGTAATTGTATTAGAACCCACATATACGATTTTTGCGCCGGTTACATTATAACCAGACGGTGTAATTCCGGTAATTGTCACAGTCGCTCCAACAACAAACCCGCTAACAGATGACACAGTATATGTAACATAACCGGAAACAGGGCTTGACGCAGTTAAAGCTGAAACAGTTGTTGAAGTTGTAGGTATTGATGCGGATACAATTTGGGATGATAAAATATCAATATATCCATTTGAAATTGTTAATACCCCTGTAGGGCTTGATGGAATTGTAAACACTATAACAGATCCGCTTGTTCCGGATTGAATTAAGTAATATCCATTCAATGAAATTGTTGTTCCACCATTAAATGTTCCAGTAATGTTCAAATATGCTACACGCCCTATACTATAATTTAAATTATATCCAGGTGCGTACAAATATAACGTTGTTCCGGGTGATGCGACATACCCTGCAAAAATTGTAGTAGTTCCTATATTTCCATTAGCGATTCCTGTTAGCGCAGAACCAGCTGGAGATGCTTGGGATACACCGTTAGGATTATAATATTTCATAGTAGTGCCATTTGCGTTTGCAATATAAAATAATCCATTATTGCTTGTATTTGTTGCTCCTGATATGGTCATGCTGTAGTTTGAAGCGGAAAACCCCGACCCAGGTGCCAATACACACGATGTATATGAATATGTAGCAGTCGCACTTGCAGGTGTTTCCGCGGCCCCAGCGGAGTTTAAGATTGTAAATGTTGTTCCGGATGGTACAGATGTTACAATGAATGTTCCGTTGTTGTATGTGCTTCCAGATATTGTAACAGAAAATCCAATGTAAAGTCCTGACGTTGATGACACTGTAACTGTAACATTTGGTGATGAAAACGCAATTGCTGAAATTGACCCTAAACTTATTCCAGTATTTTGAGTAATTGATTGAATATTTGATGAAGTTGTAGATAATGTGGTTGTAAATGTACTAGAAGTGGGGGTTGTTTGAACTGTATATGTATTTGTTCTTGAATTTACAAAAACTGCTGCGGATAATGCAGCGCCATCTGAATATGAGTAATTATCATTATTAATTCCTATTACACTAGATGATGCCGTAAGCCCGTGTGGAGTTGCACAAATCGCATTAAATGTTCCATATGAATTACTAACTGATGATCTAATTATCGGAAGAACTCCATATTCTAAATATCCATAAAAAATTACCATTGTTCCATTTGGAGAAGGTGGAATGGTTATAACAACAGTTGATCCAGTTGTTCCGCTTTGTGTTGTATAAATTCCATTTAATATTGGAGATGTTGAATATCCGCCAGCAAATGTTGTATTTACCAAGTTTAGAAGAATAACCCCACCTACTGGAATTCCATGAGCAATTTTTGTTGTAAGTGTTAGTGTTGTTGCGGTTGAAACTACTCCGGCAGTAATTTGAAATACTCCTCCATTTGAAAAGTCCATAATCGTCAATCCGGTTCCAGAACCTATTCCTGAAGTTGTTACAAGCGGTCCGGAAATTCCTGACGGCGGGGTAAATGCTAATGGAGTTACAGCTGTTGCGCTAGTCAATGTAGCTGTTCCTGTTGTAGAGTTCGCTATAGTTATTGTAGTTCCGGTTGTTGAATAAATTGGAAGGCCATATACATTATAACCAGATGGACTTATTCCCGTAATTATTACAGGCTGTCCAACGACAAATCCAGACGTTGGCTGTCCGTAGGAAGCACTATTGCTGAGAGTATATGTTACATATCCGCTTGACGGAGATGAAGGTGTAACTGTTGTTACAGTAGCGGTCGCGGATGCTCCAACTCCTTTACTAATCCAGCTCGTTAGACGATTTGAAGAAGTTGTATATGTTGAAGAATCCTGTGCGTCTAACCATACAAGCGGTTGTAAATCGGCTGGGGAAAATACAGTCTTGTATTCAATATTTGTTGGCTGTAACAATGTTTCTGACGATGGAGGAAAATTGTAATAGGGATGTGATGAAGTAAATGCGGTGGAAAGATTTGTGCTTCGCTGTTGTCCCCATTTCCAGATCAAATATCCTTCAATTTTTTGGCGTTCATTTTGTGTAATCGCTGAATTGTAAATTATTACTTCCGCAATGTCATAATTTGACCCACCTCCTATTGTGAAATAGTATCCTCCAGAATTAGCTAACGGTGGTGTATTTATTGGAGTAGTATTTGAAGATATCCATCCACCATTTGTGCTTGCTGAAAAGACAGAGCCAGCACGCTGAATACAGCTTACAATAGGAACATTTGTCAAATATGTGTTATTTCCAGTCCCTATTCCGGTAATAAAATCATTACCGCCAATATATGCGCTTTCGTTTAACTCCATAAAAAACTGCGCAGAGGAAGATGTAGTACTACCACCAGTAGTTCCAATGAATGTAACTATAGCGCCTGATGAAGTAAATATGTTTAAAGGGCGGCATGAAGTACTATAATTCACTGTTATACGGAATACGACGAAATATGTAGCATTATACGGATTTAAAGAAATATTAGGAGTTGACACTGATGTCCCAGTAGTTACTACTCCTAAGTTATTAATCGTGTTAGTATATGTTAATGTGCTTGAGCTGTTGAATGCATTATTTCCTTGTCCGCTTTTATCATACAATCCAGTGACATAAGACCCAGTAAATGAAAGTGTATTTGAATCCGCAGCATCAAGCCATAAAATACACGTATCAACATCCGTAGGCACAAATCCGCGAGATAATGGTTTAGAAAGCTTAAATGGATGTGTTGATGGTAAACCAGTTGAAAATCCCCATTTTTGAGCCAGATATCCTTCTATTTGTAAACGTTCTGCGGTTAATACTGTTCTATTATAAACTAATATTTCAAGAATATTTCCAGTAAGAGCTACAGTATTTGATGGGTCAGTTCCAATACATGCATATGCAGTACCTATATTATATAATCCATATCCATATGCGTTATATTCTAAATCTAAATTGTTTACTGCAAACGCAGTTCCATTTGCAAATGCATTTACCTCATAATTATTAATCATTCCGCATATAATATTGTAGTTTGAAGGTGTTAATATATTACTATATGCATAAGGCAGTAAGTTTGTAACATAAAATCCACCAGTATTAGCTGTTTGATTGTATTGAATATAAATACCATTTCCACCACTATACGCGCCATGCGACAATATTGTTTGTTTAGATGAAGAAGATGTATTCGCTACAACAAAATATGTTCTGTTTGAACTTCCATTTGGTAATGATGCCGGAGTCAATGATAAATATTGCGAACCATTAAATCCCAATCCTCCGCCAGACAAATATGTAGGACCATTTGATGATGTTAAATTAACAGTCAATGTAGGACTTGATAAAGTAGCAGTTCCAGTTGTTGAACTTGAAATTGTAATTGTTGTAGTAGTAAATCCTGTAATTACCGCATTTGTTACATTATATGGACTTGCGCCAGTTACAGTAATTGTATTTCCAATATATATTCCAATTGCATATGTGTTAGTATTGTTATATGTATATGTTACAGTAGATCCATTACCTGACGCTCCGGTTAGTGTTAATGTAAAAGATGATGAAAGTGTTGCATTATTGGCTGTTAAACTTTTATCTTTCCAATAAAGAACATTATTACCAATACTTGCGAGAGTTGTTCCGGCTGAATTTGAAAATAATGTTTTAGAGTCGGCTCCATCTAACCATAAACAACACCCAGATACAGTTCTGGGGTCGAATGTCCATATATTTTTAGATGCAGACGACACAACACCTAATTGTGCCATTAATTTAAAACAAGATATATGTTGGGGTCGCTGGAACGTTTGTCCACACTAATGTAACACTATTTGATGGAGGTATTACAAGCGGTACTGTTATACCAGTAGATGTATTTGTAATTGATGTAATTGTAATATATGATGATGTATTGTTTCGCAATACCCAAAATGTTCCTTCACTTGGTGTTCCGCTAGGTAATGTCAATATAGTAATTCCAGAATTCGTTAAGTTATAAAATGTACCAGATGTTCCAACGGTTAATGATGTTGTAGAAATTACACTTGTAGTAATAGATGTCGGCAATGGTCCAGTAGGACCCGTATATCCTGTATATCCTGTATTTCCTGTAGGGCCTGTAACTGTGGATGCTGAACCGGTCGGTCCTGTATTTCCTGTAGGGCCTGTAACTGTGGATGCTGAACCTGTGGGTCCTGTAACCGTAGACGCTAACCCAATAGGTCCCGTTGGGCCTGTAACTGTGGATGCTAACCCAATAGGTCCAGTAGGTCCTGTAACCGTAGATGCTAACCCAATAGGTCCAGTAGGTCCTGTAACCGTAGATGCTAACCCAATAGGTCCAGTAGGTCCTGTAACCGTAGATGCT